CAGACGAACCTTACGAATATTACGAGTTCCCTCATAAGTACTCATATCAAGCAAGAAGCACTGGTGAGAACTCATAGGAAGTCCTGTACGAGGATGAATATTACCGTTAGACTTATCATTCTCTGCAATAGTTCCCTGGTCAAGAAGAGGAAGATGCTTAACTGTAATAATATGATTATCAACAGTCTTATAACGACGGAAATACTTTCCATAAGAAAGACCACCTTCGAAATCTTCAATCATCTTATCTCCAAGAGGAGTAGCAAAACCTTCACTACGAGCATCATTACGCATAGCCATATCAAAGTCTTGCATGAATCCTTTACCACCCATAAGAACTACTTCCATAGTGCCAGTATCAGTGTCCTTATTAAGAATGTCACCGATAGTACGCTCAATCTTATTAAGTGTAAGATACTCACCATAAGTATCATAGTTGGACTCAGAACAGATCTGACGCATACCAGCGGTATGAGGAATAGGCTGACCATTATCAGGGTCAATAAGCGTAACTTCTCCATTTACATTTCTATTGTATTCAGCAAGCCACAGACGCTCTTCATCCATGATACGCATCTGAATATCATGTTGACGTTGCTCTTCATTAATCCAAAGATTGGTTGTACCACCACCCTTTGTCTTAAACTGATAAGTAACAATAACATTAGAAATATTACCTGCAATCTCCCAACTATAACGGTGATATTCAAGTTGAGAAGTCATCTTACCAGGACCCATACTATTCATACGGTTACCCTTAGAATAAGAAGCACTAATTGTAGGAGCAGTCATACTCCAATATTTACCAACACCAAGTTGAGCAGGATCTACAAAAGCATTAGGATTAGGATTAGTAAGTTTGAGTCGATAAACGAAACCTCCATGAGGACCTTCGCCAAGGTCTTTCATAATACGAACTTGAGTAATACCATCAGGAGCAATCAAACCATACTGTTCAATAAGCCAGTGAGTAGCAAACTCAACATCAAACATAGCACCACCTTGTCCTGGAGTAGTATTAGCTGTATCAAAGAAAATAACATAATCGTTGTACCTAGAACGACCCATAGTCTTCCAAGTCCAAGTTTCAGTTGCAATGTCTACAGTACCAGCACTACCTTGACCCTCTGTCAAAAATGTAAGAGGAAATCTATCATCATCCATACCATAGGTATAGGTCAGAGTATTGTTAATTTCCTCTGGATGAGTAAGCATAAGATGAGCAATAGTTTCCTCATTGGAATACCCACGGTCATCAAAGTTACCGCGAGATACTTCTCTAAGTTTGTACATACGTTCAAATTATAAGTTAAACAATTAGAAAATAATATCGTCGTAACTAACTTTGCTCTTTTTCTTGTTTACTTTAATAGTCTTAGCATTACGCTGTTCTTTAGACTTTACAATAAGTTTACGAACGTTACTTTCATTAATAGCCATATCAACAAGGTCTTTATAAGTACCACCCGTAAATGTAAGCCAAGCATCGAGAAGAGTTCTATTCATTTCCTCTTCATCAGTTAGTTGATTCAAATCATTTTGATAAGCAGTTATTGGATTTCCATCTGGTCCTTGATAAGCAGGTCTTGAAAGATAATTAAAGAAATCATTAAGATTATAAGTATATTTCTTACCATCAACTTCTTTAACTATATTCTCAGGAAGTTCATAAGCTCCAAGTTTACGATTACTAATAGCTTTAGCAACTCGATTCCAATAGTCATTCAAGTCTTGTTGTTCTTGCTGTCTACGCATTTCAGCTTCTTGTTGCATCTGTTGCATAAAAGCAACATCTTTTTTAACTAAAGCATCAAGTTGATTCTTAGCTTCATCATAAAGAGCACCAGTGGATTTAAGATACTTAATATAGTTATCATTAACGTTTGGATTATTAAACTCTCGACCTGCCATGCGAATAACAGCTTCTAACTGAGCTTCATTATTTTGGTCAAGTTGAATTCCTCTACGATCTGGAATATTTCCAAATCCTCTAGGATCTCCATTATTAAGTTCAAGATAATCTACAAACTGTTTAAGTACTGGTATATCAGTAAATAACTTATTTACTGCTCCAAGTTCAGCATTTCGTAATTGAGAAGATACAGCCGCTTTAACATAGTTTGCAACTCCAGCAGGATCATTAGTAAATTCAACAGGTTGTCCATTCTCATCAAGGACATCAAATCCTACTGCTGCACGAACATTGTCAATAGAAAACTCATTGGGGTCAGCTTCAGCACTTTCTGTGTTATTTTCTGCTAACCAAGCTTTAACTTCATCAGCTTTCTTAAACACATTTCCTTGTGCATCTACAATGTCACCATTTTCAGCAACTGTATAATTATTTCCATCAAACTCAATTTCTGTTCCAGCTTCTAATGCGTCATCGGTATCATTAGTTTGTTTTTCATCAGGATTATTATTGGTATTGTCTTTACCAGTAACGTCATCCGTAGTTGGAGCATTTAACGAAGTAGTATCTTCTTGATTAACTACATTGTTAGTATCAGGCGTTTGTGCATTATCTGGTTGTTGTACATCCATTGCATTGCCTTCAAAATCAATAGCTTGTTCACCCATGATTTAATGATTTGTTTTAATATTATTACTATCTTAATTAGTTTATGCAAAAATAAGTATTTTATTTGTAATTGCAAAACGTTTTAAGATTTATTAATAATAAAATCATTTGTGTTAATACTACGTTAAATACAAGGTTTAGTATTACTGCGAACATAACCATCACCATTTTTAATATTACTGCTAACACATATCGAGCCAGTGACAATGGTCTAAAATTGACTGCAATTTGCGTCAGCGACAAGCCATATTACACATTATTATATTATATATAGGATTATTCAGCAACCATTTTATATCGCTTTAAATCGTATTTAAATATATAAAATAAAATTAGACCTGTCTACCATTAAGATAAACAGGTCTTGCAATTTGGAAATGTACAAAAGTTATATAATAATGAGTAGGAAAGCTATTTCTATTCCAACAAAACCACCTATAACAGTTGCTATAGCATCTTTAAAATCAACTGTTCCTTTATGGTTTTTATCGTATTGTTCTTTAGCTAGCCCTAATAAGAAGACGATGCTTAATGTTAGCACCCCGTTAGAGAGTATGTTTGACAACCACAGATTGTTTACTCCCATTATAACACTACCTAGAATAAGTCCTACAATAAAATGTAATAGTTTATCAGCAGGAATACGTTTAATTAGTTCTAATAATTTTTTCATTTGTCATATCTATTTTTATTAGTTTTGGCAATCTTTAAATCATTAGCCATTTGTTCACGTTTAACTTGTCTATCAGCAGCTTTAGAATATACATCAGCATTTAGTTTTTCTCTATCAAGAGCAAGTTTATTTTGTTCATTAAGCATACGATTATTTTCAGCTTGTTCTTGAAGTCTAAACTTTTCTGCATCATTATTAACAGGCTGATTCATCATTGCCATTTGAGCATCAATACCTTTCATATCAACTTGATAACCAAGTTCCATGGCTTTTGTTTTTCTATCTTCTTCACCCTTAGCTTGAATCTTAACAATCTCATTTTGTAACTTTTGTTGCTCTAACATTTGGTCAGCTTGTTTCATCTGGTCTTCATGCTGGCGTTTCATGTTCATAAACTGATTAATTAAGTCTTTTGCTTGAGTAATATTGTTAGAAGTAATAGCTGCAAGTGCCATATCAAGATCACCATTTTGTGCAGCACTAAATGCCCATTGTTGAAGTTGTTTAAACTTCTCTAACTCCTTTTGGTCATTCTTTACATAAACTGTATAATCAGCTCTACAGAAACTATTAACGTCAAGACTAATATAACGTCTGTTATATTCTTCATCAGTAAAAGAATCTTGTAAACCATCTACGTATGCTAATTTAGCAAAGTCTATATCACGTTGATAATCTCTACGACGAAACTCATCAAACATTGTTACAATAATAACACTACCCATAGAGGAACGTGCAATAGCTTCTTGTGTAACATTAGCACCAGCAGACTGAGCAATTTCACCATATCGTTGACTATTCATATCAACCATTTCACGAGCTTCAAGTTTAATAGCTTCCATAAGATTAGTAAGCTGAGTAACATAATCTCCCATACTAGCATTAAGCATTCTTATGTTAGCCATCTTTTGGCTGTTAGCATCTTCGGTATCATCAACAATAAGAACTCCATCAGCTGCCATTTTATATATCTTATCTTCAGTATCACTAGCAATCAATGATTCAGGAAGAAGTAGAATAAGCATTTTGTTTTTAGCAATAACCATTTCACGGTGATATGAAATAATATTACGAAGAATCTGATAAGGAGTTACAAGTTCTATAATGCTAAATTTACCCATAAAAGGTAGTATTTCCATCAAACCGTTATAAGGAAGTTTGCCATCACGTTGATAATTAATAGGTCTTGCTTTAATAGGATATATAGCACTATACCTATTACCAATACGGTATCCTTCATATACTTGTGGTTCATATCCCCATTCAATAGAAATCTCTCCAGCTTCAGGATTAAGTTTGTAACCTTCATCTACAATCCTAGTAGCTTGCATTCCTAATTCATTTATATAAGTAAGAATACCTTGTCTAGCTTCACCTCTCCAAACAACATGCCATACTTCATAAAGATTGTTATTAGTATCAGCTACATCAATACCATGATGTCTGAACATCTCTCTATCTTCTTTAGTAAACTTCTCACAACAGTCTGGATAATATTCAAAATATTGACTATACATAAGACGTGGTCTAGTACCAGGACCAGTATAGTTAGCATAATATTTGTCAAGATATTCTCTATCATTCTTTGTAAGAACTTCATCAAACATATCTAGAATTTGTGGATAAGATAACCACATTCTTCTAGCAAACATATCATGGTCTTCAACAAAGAAATTCTCATTAGGAATAGGAAAAGCTTCAATTACTGGAACATGTTCTTTAATTAATTTTTCACCACGAACATCGCAATAACTATAACATTCTCCTAATGTGCAAAAATCAAAAAATGCCCCTAAATAATTAATTGAATCATCAGTAGTAGCACGAATGAAATCTAAAACATCTTGTGCTTGCTTTGTTTCAGTATCAACATAATTAGCATTAAAATCCTTCATAAATTGTTCAGGGTCAGGCATATTTTGTTGAGGGTCAATTTGACTAGGATCTTGACCTTGTTGTTCTGCTTGTTGTTGAGCTTGTTGTTGAGCTTGCATAACAGCTTGTTGAAAAGCTTGCATAGCTCTAATTGAAATCTCTTGACCAAGCTTTGCATTTCGCTTAGCAATAAGTTCTGGACTACTAGCAGTAACAGTAAAATCATGAATGCCTTTATGATACTCTGATACATAACGCCTAACAATATCAGACATTATATCAAGATTACGCATAGTTGCAGGAAATCTCATATAACGTTCTTGAGCACTATTATAAGGATTCAGAGTTTTCTTATAAAATTCATTAGGAATATCACCTTGAAGAATACCTAATTTAATTTCAGTATCAGTTCTGTCATTGCAATTAAGACCTTCTTCAATTATGTAGTCAATACAATTAGCATACCATTCAGCTTTTTGCTTGACTCCAGCACCAACTCGTTGCTGAGGAAATTGAGTACTTCTTGTATACATATTAATATAATTTAAAACCAGGCTCTATGTAATATATTATTTTTCTCATCTATAACTTTTTTTCTATGTGCAAGTTCTTTAGCTGCTTCAACATCTGTAAGTTTCCATTGAATAGCTCTAATAATCATTTCTGAAACACGGTCAAAGTTACCTATACTATTCCATTTTTTAAGTTCAAGAATAGACTGATAATCATATATAGTTTGAAACAATCTTTTAGAATTTCCTAATTCGTCTTTACCAACTTCAGAATATAGCATTTCTTTAAGAAGTCGAAGACCTTCAAGTTTCTTAGCATCAGTACCCATATTGATACCATAAGTAGAAGTAACTTTACCTTTTAATGTAGTATCCCATATTTGTACAGGGTCACGCATAAGATACTTTGTAGCTTTCCACTTAGTGAAATTACTAACAGTTTCACCTCGGTTAATCTCTACTCCTACTGTGCCAACACAATTATAATATTTAGCAAGTAATAAACATACTCTATCAGCTTCTTCTAGTTTTTCAGGTCTACCATAATATGCTGCAACTAAAGCTGTTCTAAAACCATTGTACGGTGTAGGATTCATCCAAACTTTAATACTATTATGAGAATGCTTATTAGTAATGAGTTTATTCTCTTTATTTACACCTACAGGGTCATAACTAATACTATATAATCCTCTAGGTATATCATTTATCATTTCTCCCTTTTCATTACGATGAACATATTTTGTAGGATTAAACCATTTGCGAATACAACCATGTGGATGCTCATGTCCTTTTCTAGGAACTCCTTCTATCCAATCCCAATAATCTACATTATGTTTTCCACCTTCAGCTTCTATTCTAGCATTAGTTCTAAATTCTACTTTACCTTCTTTTTCAAACAACCATCCATCAACATAAAACTTAAATACATTATCTGTTCTAAGTCGTTCTTCCCACATCATAAGTTCTTCACTACTAAATAAGTTTTCAGTAGTAGAACTAAATGATTCAGCAGGCATATTAGCATATTGACCAAGATAATTAATATATTCAGCAAAAGTTTTAGAATCTTTTTTCTTTACTTGTCGTTCTTTATATGCTACTCTAAGACCAACTTCTATATCAGAATTGCCATCTTCATCCATAGCTAGTCTATCTCCATCTTGACCTTGAAGACCCCAACAATAAGGTTTAAAATATCCACAAACTTCATTTCTACAATCTTTATCCCAAACATTCTCAAAAGGCATACAATGATAAGATGTAGGGGAATAAAAGTTTTGTTCAAAGGTTTGCATATTACCTGCAGTAGCAGTACCCCAAGCAATTAGATTACCAGTAACATAAGCACCTGTACGCATAGCAGGTTCTGTAACAGCCATGAATTCATCAAAGTTATCCATAGTAGAAACTTCCTCTACTTTAACTTTCATAGCATCCTTACCAATAGCACAGTTAGGATTATTCATTGCTGATACAGAAAATAACGCACTATTCCAAGATTTAGGAGATACAATACCATTAGGAAGTTTAAAACCTAACGTAAAGTTTTCTTTGTCTGTAGAAAGAATACCTCGTTTAAAAAATGTTTGAGTTTCATAAAAACGAAGGTTGTTAAGGGTGAAATCAGTAAGTCCACCCTTAACAACTAAATACTTTTTATCTACAGCCACATGAATCTCAACTTTACGAGAATTGAGATTTATATCATTAGCACTATCGGAAGCCATAATATAAGAAAATCCTCCACGTCTAGTTTTATCTATTATTAGATGAAAACCATTACGTTGAGCAAATTCCATAATATGCCATGTCCAAAATTGTGCATCTATAAACTTACTAAAATCATAATGTTTTTTACCAACACTAGCTTTATCGGAAAACTTTGTACTTTTAGTATCAAGCTGTTCAATCATGGTATAATTAAGAAAATTATAATGACCTCCAGTGATTCTAATATCATGTACTTTTCCATTTCTCCACAAGCATGGTGCTGAAAATCCATGACGTCTTCTATATTCTTCTCTTTTTCTTAATTGTCGATGTGGAATACTATCAACTCTATAAGTTGTGTATGTTTTATTTTTACGATAAAAATCAGCCATTTCAGTGAATAGATAAGTATTAACAAATCTATCACCCTCTTGAATGTTAAGTAAAAAACCACCACTATCGCCAATTAAGAATAAATCATCAGGGTCATCATACCCTTCATCCTTAGCATGGCGATAGTGAGATTTATCTTCCTTAATATAATTAAGAAAAGGATAATTTTTAATATAGTCAGTTAAACTGTCCATTATAAAATTAAACTTAATATCATTAACACAACAGATGTTCCAGCAATACCTTTATAAACCTTATTTCTATTTTTAAGTTTTGTAATCTTTTTATTCTGCTCTTCTATAACTTTATTAGAATTATTAACTACAATCTTATAAGTATCAACTTCTTTATCGTAAAGTTTAATAACTGAATTAAGACTGTCATTTATAACTTTTTGATATTTAAGTTCAATCATTTTAGCATTAGCTAATCTTAATTCATCATAACTAACTAAAACAGAATCTGAAGATACTAGCCCCCCGTTAGAAGGAACTTGTGCATTACTCCCGTACCAGCTCCCTAAACAACTCCAAAGTACTATCGTTACTAAGAGTTTTAACTTTTTCAATTGTATCATGTTTTTCACTATCTAATTTATTAACATCTTTTTGTATTTCTTTAATAGCTTCGTTGAGTGAATCAATTTTATTAATTTCCTCTACAGGGGAGGTAATAGGCTTATATTCATCATTAAAGCATTTAATAATACAAGAAAAAGCAAAAGTTACTATCAATGCAACAATAACAAATGCTGAGAAATGAAAACATCCGTCTTTCATTTCTAAATCTCTTATATCATCGTCATATCTCATAGGTCTTGTTCTCTAATTAAAGTATAAGTAAAAGAATTACCATATAGACTTCTTTGTTTTTCACAAAGACGAATAAAAGAATTAAATTGAACAGGGTCTTGGAATACTTGACAACCAGCAGAATAATTATTTATTCTTGGACTAGCATAATAAGGATTAGCTCTATGTATGTTTATTCCAAAAAACCCTTTGTCTATTTTGTCAGGAGCGTAATCATATACAGCATCTTTATTACCATCTCTATAAACTTTTACTATCTTTCTTTGACAAAGTGCTTTATATTTTCCTTTATGTAGACCTAATTGCCAAGCACCTTTATATTGTCCAGGAGCAAGAATTGCTGTGCCTTTACGATTACCTAAATGTTTAATCATATAATAAGCACCTGGGTCAGTAGTGATATTATAGATTTGTTTCTTTATCGTGTTTCCTATTTTATATTCAACTACAAGGTAGTCATCAAATAAATCAGTAACTTTGTTATCATTATCTGAACGAATACCAATTATATTTAAATTATAATCACCTGCTGTAAAATAAGAATAACCGAGCTTTAAAAATAATTTTTCAAAATCGCAGGATTGTATTTTATTTCGTAATGTCAAATTCATCATCAAATAAATTTAATTGTTTAGTAGTATTAAGTTTACCTTGAAGAACAGTAAGTCTGTCATTTAGTATGTCAATACATTCTTTCTTCAAATAATTAATTCTATGCCATGTAGCTTTATCCTCCCCGTTAGGATCAACATGATAACCATCAATATCACGAAATGGTTGACCATATTGATTAAGTATAAAAGGAGTAGCAATATGACAAAGTCCTAGACCTACACACGGTATATTAAGTATATTCTCAGTAAGTACAGCATAAAGACTAAGCTGAAGAGAATAGTGACTACCATTACAATCTTCAAGATGATTAAGAGGTGGAAGCATTTTATCTCCTTTATAAACCCAATCATTAGTTAATTGATTTGGTACTACAGTTTTATCTTTCTTATAATATCCATTTTCAAATTGAAGTCCTTGTCTATTGGTTTTCCAATCAAGAATAACAAAATCAGTTGCTCTAACACAAAGGATGTCAATCGTTCCAGATATAAGAAAATACGGGTCAAATACACCAATTTCAGAATAAATAGTATAACCTTTATCAGTATAATATTTAAATACTCTATATATTTCAGGATATTTATTATTAGTGGCTTCTATGAATTTATCTATATCTAGTGGAGTAGGAAGCATATCTGGAATATCTGCAACTGTAATACAACGACCATCAGTTTGTTGTAGATACTTAATAGCATCTTTAAAGCGACTAACGTCTTTAATTGCAGTTTCAAGACCTTCATGCTTTTGGTTTCCACGAGAACAAGCCTCATCAGTAATCTTAGCCCACTGCCTTAATATCTCTTTTTCCGATACCCCCTGCTCCTTTGCTTTCTTTCTTGCCCAATACTTAGAATCAAACTTAGGTACATACTCATGTATAAAAGTTGTAACACTAGTATATTCATTACCTAGTGTATCAGTGTATTTATGAGGACCTTCATCAAAATACAGAAAGGTATTTTTATATCGTTCATTCATAGTCTAAAGAGAATTATCATCTGCATCCATACTACTAAGAACTTGAGCACCACCACGAGCAAGCTCCGTTTCTTTCTCGTACATCAGATTTTGTTTAGCTTCTTCTAATTTTTTAAGAATACCTGGCAAATCACCAGCTTTTTTATTCACGCTATCAATTAGAGTAAGAATAGTAGCAGTATCTTCAAGAGTTAAGTTACTATTCATTTTTTCATTAAGCAGATTATTAATTAAAGATATACTAAGATTTATATTATGAATACCTTGCATGATATTTTCTACAACACGACCAGCTTCAGTAATATTTTCTTCATAATATCTTCTAATTAAATGTAATACTAGTTTATCAGGAATATAACTAGATGGCAAATCTGCTTGAGCAATAGCCATTTTTAAAGCCTCTGGGTCACTTAAACCACTTTGTCTAGCAGGAGATTTTGGATCACCAAGATAATAAATAACAATACATTCTTTAATGTACATACTTTTATCTTTAGTTTTATCTCTTGCATACAACTCTCTTATTTCTTTATCTATAAGTTGCCGAGTTGTTGGAGGCTTTGGCATACCAGTTTCATCTATAGTAATTAAACTATCAATATCTAGTTTATATTTCATACAGGAGGATTTATATCACAGTCACTAATACAATACATATAGATTCTAGCATAAACTTCACCTTTGGTTTTACAAAGTTTTCTATACAAATGAGAATTTCTACTAGCAGTCATGCTAACTATATGTCTGTATAATCTTTCTTGTTTCTCTTTTTTACCTGAATCTACAGCAAGATTACGTCTAAAAAGAATATATTTTTCTTTTGACATTGTTTCCTTAGCAGTAGCCAAAAGTTCTTTATTTTCTTCAGACCTAAATCTTTTAGAAACTTCTGGTATTCTAATATTCCCAATAAAAGGAATACCTGTCCATCGACCTTCTTGAAGAAAGTTACTAGCATCAAGTTCACATTGAGTAACAATAGCCATAGCAACTTCTTTATCTATGATATTTTTCTCGATGCAATCAATAATGTCAGATTTTCTAAAAACTTTAACTTCAAAACCATTAGGAAAATTAAATGTATCAGCCATAGGATTACCAATGTTTCCCTCTAAAGGGGGGCTGGTACAGCGTTAGCTGTACCATTACTAGTTCTGCTAGTTCCCCTGTAGAAGAAATGTGATGAATTAATTATGCTTCTCCTTGTACATTACCAATAACATCAATGAATTGTTCAGTATATGGAGCAGATTGTGGAGTATAATAACCAATAATATCAGAATTTGGAATTAGTTTAAACTCAACAAAACAAACATAAGCATTATTGAAATGTTGAAGGCTTCTCTGATATGTATTTTTAGCATCTAAATCCATTATCTTCATAACTTTCTCGAACGACAGTTCGTTATTAGGAACAGTACAATGGTAAGCTAAACTTAATTGAGTGTTAGAAATAATTAATTTATCCTTAATATGAATATTATTAATATATTCATTGTCGTTAGACCCTGCTTTAATAAAAATAGGCGTAACTGCCGCTTTAATATCTTTCTTTTGTGTTTTTGCAAGAATAACACTGGAAAGTTTCTCTCTATAAACAACTGCTATAAGAGAATAATAATTAGCAATTTTAACATCATTAGTGATTTTTGTTAACCATTCAGCAGGAATTTCACCAATAGAATTTGGTAAATGCAGAACTATTTCTGCATCTTTAGCATAAATAGGAAAATCTGTCATAATCTTAAAAGTTTTATTAATATTAATAGTATCTATATTTCGGACTGCATTATCTAATGTTTACCAGTCCTATTACTAAACACAAATATAAGAATAATATTTCGTATATAATATATAATAAGGTGTAAATTTGGACTGATTTAAGTATTTTTAAGATAAATGTTAAATTTTAGTTAAATATTGTTAACGGTCTTGCGTATTGTTTGGAAATGTCGTAACTTTGCAAGCAAGGGGGTGAGGGGGTGAGGGGAGTAAGGTGGAGAGATGGAGATAATAAAGATAATAAAAGATAAATAAAAGATAATAAAGATAATTAATTTATTTTATTTTTATATTTTATTTTATTCTTTATTTTTATCTTTAAACTTATCGAGAAGCTGATGCTGAAATTAGTACTGAAATTGATGCCAAAGCTGATACTAAAAGTGACATAAGAACTCCAGCTGATAGAAATATTAATAATAGTAAAGAGAATAATAGATTTACTAGCACCCCTGTAGAAGGAATTGATTGACATACTACTCATCCTGCTATAATTATTGCTACTTAACCTACAAAAAGGTGACATATTGGTTTTAATTATACTCATTTTGCGCTTAATATACTAGTTGCTCCGTAAATTAATCGACTAGTAATTTTGGTACTTCTGTTTGTGAAAATCGAAGTACTTTTAAATAGAAGTTTGCTTCATAATAAAACATATAATGAATTTAAATTTGGTCAAGTAGGTGAATATCTACTTAATACTATTACTGCTTGTGAAAGTCGTAATAGTTTTAATGAATTGATTCGTTTTATTTATGATACTATATAATTTTTTTTTCATTTATTGAACGTCTTGCTTGTGAAAGTAGGACGTTTTTTTTTGTTGTTGGAGATGAAAGAGAAGAAGAAAAAGAAAAAAGAAGAAGCAAAAGGATAATAAGAATAAAAGTAAGAGTAGAAGTAAAAGTAAGAATAAAAGACTAAGAGAAATTGAATATATAGATGAGAGAGGGAACTAACTTACTAGCACCCCTGGTGCCAGTAAGTTGACTTTTAACGCCCCCGGCGTTGAAAGTCTAATTCCATCTCATTTTCAAACATCTCAAGATTCATCTCAATTTCAAACTTTTCAAGATTTACATAACAAAAAGAAATTCAAGTTGAGATTCTGATATTGTTGTGTCGCTTGCTTGTTTGCGTGAAATACAAGCCACAAATTTACAAATTTAAATTTTACTTTATTATGGAAAAGAAAACAATTTGCACCGGTGTTGAAATTAGTAAAGTTATTGCGGGTGATTTCAAAAAAGTTTCTTTGGTTATAAGAAACCAAAAATTTGACCACATTGACAAAAACGGCAAACTTAATCAGAATGATTTAATTTCTATTAACCCGAATATGTTATTTGAAGTTAATAGAAGCGGCGACGAAGAGACAGAGTTATATGTCAATGCAGTGTCTATACTTTGCGTAGGTCGTGAGGTAAAGAAATATATTATGTCTGCTTTTCTAACAAAAGCCCTTTGCGATGTCGTTTGTGTTCACGCAATGCAAGGAGAAACCGACGAAGACAGCGGAAGAACCTACACCGAAGAAGAATATAGCTATAGACTTGACAACATTATTTTGCCGAGTCTTAACCCACTATTAAAACGCATGATTGAAAATGACATTCAAAATCAAACGATTCTTGAACCTAAGAAAACCGTGACCACTCCGAACGTATTCAGCATGAACCAGAGTGTAGTTTTATAACTACATTCTGATTCCAATAGAGAGAGAAAGCAATTTTGTTTTCTCTCTCACTTTTACACATTTTTCTTATTCTATTCCTAATATCCATCTTATTTTCAAACGTTACAATATTCGCAACTTACTTTCAAACATTACAATATTCGGTACAACGAAACCTACTATGTTTCTCGGATAAGCGTTCTATGTTTGTCTGATAAACGTTTTGTTGATTGTGCTATTCCTAGTCGGTAAGGAAGAAAAATGTTCCGACAAAAATCCTATGGCTTTCTGATGGTCTAGCTTTAGGTTGAGATGATAGTTGAGGCGAAGATTTTGCTATTGCTACTAATGCCTAACAAGTAGTCAAAAATTAAAGACCGTGGTACAGATACAAAAGATTGTAGTAGTCGTGAAAGGCTGGTTCTACTGCATTTAAATATCTTGAGTATCAGTGAACGTGCAGTGGTATATCGTCCTAGGGGTATTACTACTGCACAACCAGCTGTTAAAATCCTATAGGGTCTAATCTACCTATAGGTTGAGGTGATGAGGGAGCAGAAACTAGTCATTGACATAGTAATGCTTGCTATAAACCAAAATTTACGATTAGTGACTACTATTCAAGAGAGAATAGAGGTTGAAATTCCTGAGGATTGTCTTAATGATAGTCCTCGAAATCATGAACTTGCAACTACACCTCAACGTGGTGTTCATGTCCTAAAGCTAAGCTAGTTGCACAAATTCTACCATCATTACTGCTCATGATGATAGTCTTACTGATTGAGTAGTAATTTATTATTAATATTAGTAATATTAGTGCGAAGAACGCACAATATTACTGCAAAAACAAATTTATTATGGCAAACATTATTGATTCTTATTATGATTGCGGCAATGCAGCAGAAGCTGCAATGGGTGGTGTAACTTATGTTGCAAATGCGTTTTCGTTGCAAATGTTAAGCAATCCTATACAGGACATTCACGTAGAAGAAATAAGCAAAGAAGAGTTTGATACTCTTAAAAAAGGAGCTGTTTCTCGAGTAGGACATCCAGACACTGCTGCAATTCTTGGGGTTGAATGTATTCGTAAGAATATAATTCTACAACGTTATGACGAACTTTTAGTTGCTCAACTTCAGGGAGGTCGACTTCCTGAGGGAGCAATAACGCTTCCTGAAGGATTCACCTTTAAATACTATTGTGTGAGTCTTATTTAAACCTGTATAACATCTTATTCTTCGACATCATCATAAGTATTTGACTTATCCAGCTCTATACGAAATAGTGAGTAGTGTGATATAGCAAGTAGTCTTATGATGATGTTGATGTTTTTTATACTAACTTTATACTAAATTTATTCTTTTAATCTTTTAAATTTTTAAGTCTTATGTCAAAAGTAAATGAAACAACCGTGAATGTTGAAACTGCTAATGTAGAAGTAAACGAAAATGTAAAAAACTTTACTGCTAAAGTTCTTCGTGTACGTTCAGCAGATAAGTTTGGTAATCGTAGGATTACTGTTCAAACTGATACTGAGTTTGAAGCTTATGACGAGAAAGGAAATGTTATGACCACTGATAGTTTCACTATTGATAGTGGTCAGATTTGGCATGCTGAATGTGACGAACCGTTGCACGCTGTTATCAACTATAAAGCTCTTGACAGAGCTGTAAAGAAGAGCGTTTGTGCAGCTATTCTTACAGGTGCTGCTATTGAGTTCACTCGTGAACTTAAAACACCTGAAGATGTTCGTCAGAATGGCGAACATTATACATCTGTTCAGTGGACAACAAAACTGAACAAAATTACCTGCAATATTCCAGATGCTATTAAGCCTTTTCTTATTGCAGATATTCAGAACGATCTTTTTGAGAAAGAAGCTCGTCCTAATCCAAGTAATATCTTTGCACAAGCTAGTGCATCGATAATGCTCTAACATATTCTTTACCAAGTTTAGTCAAGATGATAAGTGGTGTGCTTGAAACTAACCCACATTTAAAGACTAGATAGCATGTAGTAACTGAGACTAGACTTGGTATTGTCTATAGTCCTGCTATATGACTTAAAACTGTCGCTGAATGTTGTCTTCATTTTATGAATCTAATAATGGAGAGAAACGTATTTGAGAGAGAATAGATTCAAGATAGTTCCGCTAATGGATAACCTCATTAGTATCACTATCCATGCAGAGTTGGAAGACCTGCTTTAATCCATGATAGTTTATATGGTAAAATATCTTCTAAAGAAGAAGAAATAGGTTTGAATCCTATTCATGGAACTAATGTTTAACTGCAGAAAGAACCTGCATAAAAATAAAATAAATGAAGTAAATGAAACCAACCCACGTGTTATATAATGGACACGTCATCTCTCTCGAGGATTACCTCGAGGAGATAAAGAACTATAAGGAGAACTTGTAGTTTTTTCAGAGTTTGGCAGTATCTCTGAAGCGAAAAACTGCCATTATCAAATTAGTTATTAACTTTTAAATGTTTAAGGAGGACTTAAAATGTAATTATGAAATATAAAGATTTAAATATACATCAAAAAATTAATATAAAGTCTCATATTATTATAGCTGAGGTTTTTGTGTCTAAAAAATATAATAGATATATAGAAGTTGATAAACTTTATATAAGTGATTCAGAAGATATGTCTTGTAGATCTTCTGATTATGCTCCTTATAAAAGTTTAGAAACAATAAAAACAAGGATATTCAGAAAACATAGAAAAGTCTATCATTATGGCATATATTGATAAATATCCTAATTGTAACGGTTGTCCTGTAGCTAAATATTGTGGGACAATTATTTCAAGTGTAAAACTGTGTAATTCTTATGATTATGCAGTTAAATATAATAGAGATAAAGAAAACAAAGTAAAAACCACAAAAAATTCAGAAAAATGAGAGATTTAATCTATTCAATCAAATGCTTTTTAATAGTGTTCGTAGTAACATTTCTTGTAAATGCTGCTGCAAGTGCGCAATCGTTTACCAGCAATGGTAATAACTACACTGCTGTTAAATCTTCTAATGGCAGAGTAAAAAGTGAACCCAAAAAGACCGATTACACATGGACTGATAGAAAAGGTAATGTATATCCAATATATATTACAGAAAGTGGTTCTTGTTTCACAATAAGAACCAGTGCTACAACAGGTAAAGAATATCGTTCTTATTTAAAGCCTGATGTAGCACAGGATATATGCAGAAAAATGGGTCGTGAGTATAAATCTAAAACAAATAAAGAAACCAAGTAAAAATTAATAATTTATGGAAGAGTGTTTAAAACAGTTGCTTATCTTTATAGAAGATAAGCAAAATGAGCTTGATAAGAAGCTCGTAAACGAAAATGATACAAAATATCGTGAAAGTATTTTAATGTTTAAAGAGTTTTTGTATAAACTTTGTGACAATACAAAGAGTGCGTTATCAATTGTGGTGTTGTATTCTTTGGTAGAGAAGTGTCATGAGGATTAACATTTCTTCTATAGGGGGGGCGAAATGCTCGTTCTGCAACTACTCGTTAAATTACCTTAAAAATGCGAGCAGATTAGCTCCCCTTTAGAAAAAATTGTTTATATTTGTATATGAATTAATTTAATTCTTAAAGATATGATTGATTTATATAAACATTCCGTAAATGTTCCTAATTATGAACATAAATATTCAGACGAAGATTTAAATGAAATAGACATAAATCTTCTAACTGATGATTTTGATTGTGTCTACAATGAGGATGAAGAACATCCTGATGTAGATGATTGTAATATTGAATTTGAATAATTATTAAACATAAAGATTATGGATTTAAAGAAACTGAAAAAGGATGAATTGATTCAAATCATTCTAAGAAAGGATGATGTTGAACGTAATCTTCGTGCTGATATTAAAGGCATGGAAGAAAGTAACGATACTCTTTGTGATAAAATAAAGAGTTTAACCACAGAATGTAGCATTAATGCTGCAAGTATTTATACTGCAAATAATGTAATTAAACATCTGCGAAGACGAAATTACATTTGGTTTGGAACTAGTCTATTAGCGATTTTAGGACTAGTTGTGAGTTTGATTTTTTAATCTTTGTTTTATTTAAGGTGTTTTTAAATGTGTTATAATTCTTTTTTATATCAGAACTGCTTGTGAAAGTAGTTCTGATAATTTGATTTTATCCCATAGATAAAGGTTTGGTACTACATTTGCTTGTGAAAGTAAATGTAGTTTTCAGTCCCATAGTATAATGGCAGTACAATAGATTTTGGTTCTATTGGTCGTGGTTCGAATCCACGTGGGACTACTATTAGTGTTAGCTAACTTATTTTATTAATTTAAACTATGTTTTGTTATGGACGAACTAAGAGAAAAGAAAGAGAAGCTATGCGAAGACATAGCAAATATGCTTAATGGGTTTCTCGAGGATGAGAAACTTGAGTTCTCATCGTTGAGTTACGATATTGATTGGAGTGGAGAAACTCCAAGAATAGCAAAGATTAAACTCAAAGTTGCAGTTTAAGTTTAATCTAATGGTTGCCCCGATGATGGAATTGGTAGACATATTGGACTTAAAATCCAAGTTCCTAACGGAAGTGCAGGTTCGACTCCTGTTCGGGGTACAAATAAATATCTAACTACTAATTTTAATTATTATGAAAGAAAAACCTGATTTAAAAGAAGATACCAATCTTTCTTATAATCGTTATAATGATGAAGAATTTATTGCTTGGTATAATGCTCTTCCAGAAGAAGATAAAAGAAAGTATTGGGAAGAAGAACAAGCAGATAGGCAATTATGTGCTGAATCTGCTCTATAAATGCACTACGTGAGTTCTGACGATTTAAATGCGGTTACTTGATGATTTGTAAGTGACCGCATTTATTGGCTCTGAAATTAAATTTTAAATTTTTAAACAAAATCAATTTTAAATCTTCTTGTAAAGTATGAAAAGAAAGTACGATGAAAAGAAGTGTGTGGCATCACTTTGTCGTAATCACAAAGTTAAGTTAGAAACTATTACTCATTTGTTAATTCCTAAAGAGAATACTATTGGTATTCATTCTTGGGGTATGATTGATTATTTGGTTAATTATTGTGGATATGTTTATACATACTATGATAATACTCGAGTAACTGATACTCCAGCTAAAAAGAATCGTCATAAGAAAACAAACAAATATCAATATGAGGAAGCTTAATTATTCATTCACTCTTGCCATTAAAAGTAAACGTAAGAAACTTCCAAAGTTTACAGCAGATAAGAGAAATGTTCCTGCTGTTTGTAAATTGACGGAAGAAGGTTTTGTTGCTATAATTCATGAAGGACAAGCAGAAGAATATGGTATTTCTTTTACCGAAGATTCTTTCGACCTTACTGGTCGTACAAAGGTTTTCGGTATTGGTGAAGATAATAAGCTTTATTTGAGAACTGCAGACCATGCTAAACATTTTCCTGGTTTGCAATCTCAATATTGTTCTCTTCGTAGTGGTTACGATATTGTGGGTGACATCGTAAAAGCCGATGGCAAACGTTTATTTAGACTTAAAGAAGTACTAAATATACATAAACCTACCGATGGAAGTAATTAAATTGAACGTAGTGAATCCCAAAGATAGTATTTCTACTTTGGGATTCACAAATGACCAAAGTAATGCTTATGAACATCTTATCAAATTCATTAATAGTGATTATGATGAAGAGGATTATAAACGTGCTTTAATTGGTCCTGCTGGAACTGGTAAGACTTATCTTGTTAAAGCTCTTATTAAAAATTGTAATTTGAGTTTTAGTACAATAGGTCTTGCAGCTCCAACCCATAAAGCTTGTCGTGTTCTTCACGAATCTATTAATCTTAGTAATATTACTGTTAATACTCTTCAATCAGATTTAGGTTTAAGACTTAATTTTGATATAGAGAAATTTGACATTAATAATCCACCTTTTGACCCAAAAGGTAAAATTAAGATTAATGGATATAAAATTTACATTGTTGATGAGTCTTCTATGATAAATAGAGGATTATGTACTTTTCTTGAAAAAGTATGTAAAACCAATAAATGTAAAATTTTATATATTGGTGATGACGCACAACTTGCTCCAGTGGGTGAATACTATAGTCCAGCCCTTCGTGGTGTAGAATCTTACAGGTTAAACGAGATTGTTAGACAAGAAGAAGATAATCCCGTAAGACCTCTTCTCGAAATTCTTAGAAAAGATATTAGAAATAAAACTTATAATTTTCTAAATCATATTGCTAGGAATAAAGAACAATTTGATGAATCTTATATCAAAGGATATAAGGTTTGTGGTGCTAATGAATTTCAACAAATTATGTATCGTAATTTTAGTGATGATGCATTAACCAAAAATGTTGACTATGCTAAAGTTATAGCATTTACTAATTTAGCAGTATCTTCTTGGAATAAATATATCCGAGGATTAATAATTAAAGATGCTGATAAATCAGTACTTACAAAACATGATTTGATTATTTCTTATGCTACTCTTGTAAATCAGTTTAATGAGCCAATTATTAAAAATTCAGAGGATTATATAATAAACGATATTGTTAATTATGTACATCCTCAATATGGATTTAAAGGTTTTATGGTAAAATTTACAGCTATTCATGGCGGTCATACATCACAACCTCTATTTATAATTGATCATACTGACCAAGTAAGTATAATGAAGTATGTTGAAATGTCTAAATCTCTGATTAATGACGCTAAAACTTGTAATGTTAAACTTCGTCCACAAAAATGGAAAGATTTCTATCAATTTAAAGAAGGAGTGTTACTTCTTACTAACATAATTGACAGAATGGGAAATTCCATTGCTGGTAGAAGTTTAGATTATGGTTTTGCATTAACTTCTCATAAATCTCAAGGTTCAACTTTTGACACAGTATTTGTTGATGTAAACGATATTGTGTTTGATAAACATGGTAGACCTTATAGAAATGCTGAAGAAGTTAATAGGCGTCTATATGTAGCTTGTAGCAGATGTAGAAATAAGCTATATCTGCGGTATGGTTCATAACATTTCCTCTAACGGGGGGCTAGTCCTATGATTATAACTAAAGCTGTAGATATTGAAATCTTTCCAAATCTGTTTAGTGTTACTTTTGTTGATATGCAATCTTATTTTGATGTTTTTAAAGACTGTGTAGATGCAAATGGTAAACCTATACCACTAACTGAAAAATTAACTGTAGCTGAAATTAAAAGACGCTTAGATACAGTTAAAGCTGATATATTTTATATATCTGATACAGATGATAGTCAATTATTGTCGCTTGTAGCTTATTTTAATGATATGCAAGCACATTATAAGACTTTCACTGATGATGATGGACATATTCAGCAAATACCAGTTAGAACTGATTTGTTTGGTTTTAACAACAAAGGCTATGATGATATAGTTATTCAAGCCTTCCTTATGTACTTCAATAGGTTTGATAGTGCTAAAGACCTTATAAAAAGACTTAAATTGATAAGTGATAAAGTTATTGCATTACAAGATGATAAAGATGCATTTTTTAATGATAAAGAACTTGAACTTATTAGGTCTTATAAATTACCTTATGTAACTGTTGATGTTCAGCAGATTTATGGTCTTCATTCTGCAGGTGTTAATGTTGATTCTAAAACTGGAGAACGAGTTAAATTTGGTAAAAGTCTTAAAAGTACTTCTATTAATCTTAAATGGCATGAAATCTTGGTATATACAATGCACCCCGCCGATAGAGAAGAGTATGATGCTTATTGGCATAAAAGACTTAATCTATCTTGGGAAGATTTTGTTAATTATCGAGATTCCATTTCAGAATTTAATAGATATGTCTTACCACAATATGTACAACCTATGCTTCATTATAATAAAAATGATGTGTTTGTTGTATGTGAAATGGTAAGACAAAAACCTGATGAAGTTAGACTTCGTTATAGTATTACAAAAGCATTTAAAATAAATGTTCTTTGTAGTGCTAGAGCTAACGTAGCTGATAAATTAACTGTTAAGTTTTATTCTGATATGACAGGATTTCATTCTTCTCGTTTTATCAAAGAGCGTACAGAAAGAACTAAACTTTCATTTAAGAAGATTATATTTCCTCACATTAAGTTTAAGACTAAACAATTACAAGATTTGTTAACTGAAATGAAAGATGTTGTGATTTATAGAACTAATAAAGATAGTTTTAGTAAAACTGTTGAGTTCTATGGTACAACATATACATTAGCGACTGGAGGTATACATAGTGTAGATCCACCAAGAGTATGTGTAAGTGATGATGAATTTACATATATTCATTGGGATTGAAGTTAGTCCCATTAAAACCCAGAGAACTGCGGGAAACTCCTTAGAGATTATTACACCAAGTAATCATAGTGATATAGATTATGGTTCTAGAGAAAAACTAGAAGTATGGTAAAAGCTAATAATATTGGACAATCCGCAGCCGAGCATCTTTATTATACTAAAGATGAAGGTTCAACGACTAGTCGAAAGACGTAAATTTAGAATAATTAACTAAATTGAAGCACTGGGCATTTTGTTTTTATCCTAAAAAGGTAGTATCTTTGCACATAATTTCTTAATGTTTAACATTTAAATATAATAATGGTATGGCAAAAGATTTTAATTTCAAACTTGTTTTGAAACCTGCAAGAAAGAGTAGAAAAGCTACTTCTGACGGATTTAATGGATATGGTAAATATCGTACTAATTCGTTACTACCTTATGGTTTTTTAAACGACCTTAGAAATAAGAGCGGTATATATTATTTAAAAAATACTATAAGTAATCTTATTTATATAGGTTCTAGTAAAAATATTGGAGAAAGAATAAGTAAACATTTTAGTCAAATGAATTGTGGTACTCATCCAAATAGTAAACTTATTTCCGATTATAATAAATATGGAATATCTAGTTTTACTTGGGGAGTATTAGAATATAGTGATGACGATTTAAAAGAACTAGAAAAAGAATATCAACTAAAATATGATATAAGTCAATTATATAATTTACAAATAAAAGATACATATCATAGCGATAAGCAAAAAGATAGTTGGAAACATTCTAATAAAGATTCTCATAAAACTCCTGAATACAGAGAAAAAATGAGAAACATAAAAAAGAATCGTATAGCTCAATTTGATAAAAATGGTAATCTTATAGAAATATTTGATTCTAAAGAAGATATTTGTTCTAAATTCAATATAGCTGCTAGCACTGTAATGGGATGTTGTAATGGTTCTAAAAAAACAGCTGTTGGATATGTTTGGAGATATGTAGATGATGAGGGTAATATTATAAAAGAAGGAAAAGGTAGAAAAAGAACTATTATAAAACAAAATGAAGATATAGTCTAATCTACATAGAAATATGTAGGGCATATTGACAAAGAGTAATTAACTTTGTTAGTAAAAGATATGCTGTAAAATGTACACTTCATATTATCCTTCTATTATGATTGCATATAAGATATGTCCTAAACATTTAAATCCTAAAGGATTTATTAAAATGCTTTCATATTTAAAAGATACTCGAGTTGAATGCAAACATGGAGGTGACGAAGATGTAATTCCAGGAGTACCTAACAAAGTTGCAGCAGAAGCTTTAAAGATTGTTATTAATTCTATTTATGGTAAACTTGGTTCTGAAATATTCTTTCTTTATGATAGATTTGCTCAGATGCAAGTAACTATTAATGGACAGTTAATGACAATGTCTTTAATTGAATCTCTTGAACTTGAAGGTATTCATGTAATATCAGCTAATACTGATGGAATAGTTGTAAAACTTCCTAATAATAAACGTGATGTATTCAAAGACATAACTGACCGTTGGAACACGGAAAACAAAATGTCTGCTGATGGTGAAGAATACGAACGTATTGTTAGTAGAGATGTCAATAACTATTTTGATATACAGAAAGATGGGTCTGTTGAGTATAAAGGTGCTTTAGACCCTATGCAATACATTAAGGAGTTGAAGAAAGGTTATGATATGCCTATTGTAGCTAAAGCTGTATATGAGTATTTTGTTAATAATACTCCTGTTATGGAAACTCTTCGCAATCATAAAGATATTTTAGATTTTTGTAAGACTCAAAATGTTGGTAAAAAGTTTAAAATGTGCTATGATACTGTAGAAGATGGTAAAATTGTTACACATTATACTCAAAAATGGTGCAGGTTTTATGTTTCTACAAAAGGTGTAGTTATACAAAAAGAAGAAGATTATACTCATAAACGTTGGCGTCTTGCTTCTGGACTTCCTGTAACAATCCTTAATTCTCTTGATGATGTTCCTATAGAAGAAAGAAATATTAATTACAAATATTATTATGAAGAATGTTATAAAATAATTGATCCAATTCGATTAGGAATATCACCGCAACAAAAAGCTAGTAATACTAAAGGTACTGTTAGTGGAAAGTTGTCTATACGTAAGTATTCTCGTGATTATTTAAGCTTATTTGACAATGAATAATATCAAAGCTGGAGAAGCATTTGAGCAAGCAATCTTTCATTGGAGAGATGCTGAAGGTCGTGGAACTGCTTTAATTCCACCACCACTCAACGATTTGGTTATGGTATTAGGAGTTCTTCAAAGAGTGTTTAATAAACGTGGAGGAGTAGGTACTACAATAATTGTAAATGTTTACTCTGAAAGACAAAAGATTATTGATTTTCTGACTACACAGCCAGAAGAAGAGAACAATAAAGAATTTAAGAAATTCATAGATAATAGGACTATTAAGATTCTCAGTGCTGATTATGTAAACAAAATGAATACTGGTATTTATTTAGCCAATACTCTTTGTATACTGTATCATGTATCTGATATTCATGAAGATACTCCTGTACATAAAGTTCTTACTCGTTCTCGATTTAGTCTTATTGTTTGGAATAAACTTCCTAAAGGAGCAGCAACATTACAAGCAGCGTATAGTACAGCTCCTCTTTTAAAAGACTTTGAAGAACAACAACTCGCTGAATTGCGTACTAGCACCCCTATAGAAGAAACATTAATTGATGTATCTATTCCAGAAGATACTGAAGATTATAAACTTCTAGAATATTACAATGATTATATTGCAACTTCTCTCAATATATTTGGCAGTTTTGAGATTATGCAACAATGTAGATTAGGTAATCTTGCCTTAAATATATCTGCAGCTCAAATATGCGATAGTATAGCGAGAGAAAACGGATGGAATGAGCATCTAGATATGAATGATAGTATGTCTAGACAAATAGATGAACTATTTAATCCTGGAAATCTTAAAGAAAGAGCTTCTGAAACTTATAATAAAATAAGACTTAGAATGCAACTTCTTACAGATTACAAAGGAAAACTAGATGTTATTTTAAAGCTAACGCAAGAACATAAAGATAAAAACATTCTAATCTTTAGCAAACGTGCTGAATTTGCGAAGAAGATTACTAATTATCTAAACGAAATGTCTGGTGATATTGTTTGTGGTGATTACCATGACCAATTAGACCCAATAGTAGGTCGTGATGATGATGGTAATGTAATTCGTTATAAAACTGGTAAGAAAAAAGGTGAGATTAGATATTTTGGTGATAGGTCACAAAGATTCTATAATCAAAAACTAATAAACGAAGGTAAAATTCATATACTTTCTGCTAATAATGCACCTGATAAAGATTTGTGTTGTAAAGTTGATGTTGTTATTATAACTTCACCAATATGTGAATCTATTGAATCTTTTATATATCGTTTATCAAACATTTATTTTGATGATAAAATAATATTGTACACGATTTTTGTAAAAAGTTCCATAGAGGAACAAAAATTACAAAACAAGCCTATTTCTGAAACGCACGTAATTGTTAATAATTGTGAAAATAGAGTTGAAATAGTAAATAATTCTGATTATGTTATTGTAGATTGAAATATTTTTCGTAAATTTGCAATACCAAAAATCAGATAAACGCTCTTTGAAATAATGAATAATCCTAAAGAAAATGAAAAATCTTTAGTTCTTACAAAGGATGAACCTAATGCTGGTTTACAAGTTCTAAATCTTCTTGATGAACATCAGCTTGCACAAGCAGAAGTGTTCTTGAAGAAGATGATAGCTACTGAAAAGGGTGGTATTAAAAGTGTTAATGAAGGTCTTGCAATTCTTATGCGAGCACAAGCACTCAATTTACCATTTGCTACTTGTATTGAACATATCCATGTTATTAATGGAAAAACTGGTGTTGATGTTCATATTGTTAAAGCGTTATTATCGAGGGCAGGAGTAATTTGGGAATGTACAAAAGATTATGCTCCTCAGTATCAATATACTGACGGTAATAACATTTACCTTGAAACACAACTCCCCAAATTTTGTGTTAGATGTGTAAGTGCTAAAGAAGCAGAGGAGAAAACTAATGATGATGTTGTTGGTGTATATCCTCTACGTTATTATGTTGATTTGAAGGGTAATTTGTATACTGAATTTCAAGTTTCAGATAAGTGTGTTAAAGCTATTAATAAAGTTCAAGCACTTAAACTTGCAAATGAAGGAAAATTTCCAGTTATACGTGTTGCCGCACAACCTATTGATTTTGTAACTGAATATCGTTTTAAACGATACAAAGTTATAAATGGAGTAGAACGCGAAATTACTGCTATTAGTCATTTTAGCTTTAGTGAAGCTCAGACTGCTGAACTCTTTAAGAAAGAGGCTTATGTTAAATATGCTAGAATTCTTATTGGTCACAGAGCTTTTACTCTAGGTGCTAGAGATATTGCTTCAGATGTACTGATGGGAGTGATGGAAGAAGGCGAATTGAAGATTGTCGAGAATGTTGACCTCAGTCCCGATGATTATGAACTTGCAGAAGAGGTTAAATAAGTAGTTTTACTACATTTTTTAATTATCATTTTTTATTAACTTTTAAAACTTTAATTATTATGATTAAGTTAGGTAACAAATTGAGTTTTGGTTTCAGTGCTGTAGTAGCAGGTCAGAAAAATGCAACAGTAAATGCAGAACCTCGTCTTATTGCTAATTCAACAACTGGTAAGTTTGTAGTTACTGCACCTGTATCAAAGGCTATGAATGTAGCTGTAGGTGAAAACATCATGTTTGTTAACAATATTGCTCAGGTTGAAGCAGCTATCAACGCAAAGGTTGAGGATATTGTTGCTTGGGCAAATGAGAATGGTGTTGATCTTAATACTCGTGAGGGTAAAGATGAAGCTCTTAAGGCATTTACCGTTTGGGCTATTGCTAAGGGAGTTAAGAAATATACTTCTAAGGGTGAGCCTGTAATGGCAAAGGAGCGTTTTAGCAAGGAGGACAAGCAGAAGTTCATTGAGGCTCATGGTGAAGAGCTTGTAGAAGCTAATCGTGAAGCTCTCATTGCTCGTGTTGGTAATCCTGACGCTACTGATGAGGAACTGCTTGCATCTATCACTGTTGATGATGTAGAGGCTCCTACTTTCCACGACGCTGAAGGTTCTAAGACTGCTACTACTTCTAGTGCTACTGGAGTTGGTTGCCAGCTTAACTTTACCGATACTTCAATTTGGAATACTCTTAAGGCTGACCTGGGAGAGGACAAGGAGAAGAAGAATCGTGTATTCGATGTGCTGCTCGATGAGGCATTTGAAATGCAGATTTCAAACGGCTACGAGGTGGTAAGCACAATGGCATACCCGATTGAGTTCAAAGCTGATGAAGACCCTATCGTTCGTGAGAAGAAGTAATTTCTGATAGGACTATTCAAGCTAAGGGAGTGATATAACTTCGTATCACTCCCTTTTATTATCTTTATTAATTAACTAAATCGTTTAACAAAATGGCAGAACAAGTTAAAAAAGCTAGAAGAGGAGTAAGTAATGCTACACAAGCAACTTCTCAACTAAAATTTCATGAGAAAGATGCCGCACAAAATGGTTTATTTGTTGGACATCTTGAGTCGATTAGTGTTGAATGGAGCGTAAATGCTGATGGAAAGATGTTTACAGGATTGAAATGTCCTCGTCTTTCATTACATTTTACTAGTAATCATAGTAATCCTCAAGAACAACGTCATGTTTATCATAGTATAATGCCAGTTGAGAGTAATGTTGATACAATTCCTGGTGGTAAGGAAGAGTGGAAAGTAAACAATGTTCTTAATTGGATTAAATATGTACTTGACGTATTTTATCTTAAAGGTCGTATGCTTACTGAAAAAGAGGAAGAAGCATTAACACTTCCTTTTGAAGATTTTGACGAAAATGGAGAATATGTTGCAGTAGAACCTGAAGAGATTCTTAAAGGTTATGCTTTCATCTTTAATAACACAGTAGCAATGATGAATGGTACATTCAATGCTGCTGAAGGAGAAACTCCTAAGCCTTGTTATAAAGATGCAAATGGTAAACCAATAAATCTTTGGATGAAACTTCTGCGTCATAAGAAAGTTAAAGGTGAATGGAAGAATGTTGGTACTAATGGAGATTTAGGTTTTGATAGTTTCATTGGAGCTGGTGTAATCGAGATTCAGAAACCTAACACTCCACCTGCTATTCTTCGTATTGACATTTCCAAAGAATCAATTACTCCTAAAGAAATCAAGAAGACACCCACAGTTGGTGTTCCAATGGGAGGAGTAATGATGGGAGGTCCTGCTCCTGCAATGATGGGAATGAATAATGATACGAGTGCATTTGCCGAGGCTGCTGAAGAAATGCCATTTTAAACGTTATATTTAATCTTTTTAAGGGTGCTGCTCGTATGAGTGGTACCCTTTTTTTTTTGACATGAAGAGGAATCCGAATACTAATCATCTAACTAAAGACTATATCGAATCAAAGATTAGTCAAGTTAGTATTATGTCTAAATATCTTGACATACCTGTTGAGGTAATCAATGATTGTATAGAACATAATAAGCTTATTCCTTCTGTCTTTCGAGATGATGGAAAACGTCCTAGTATGGGATTTGCTATAAATAAAAAAGGACGTTTGAAAGTTAGAGATTTTGGAGGTATTGGAATATTCTTCGATGTCTATGATACTGTCGCTTATGTATTAAGTTTTATGTATGATAGAATAATAGAACCTAATAAAAAGTCGGATTTCTATTTTATTCTTAAACATATTGCTTATACATTTAGCGACATTGTTGATAATAAAGAAGTAGATGAAAATATAGACGTTGAACTTCAAAATGCTTTAAGGAAGGGAAAACAAGCTCAAGCAATTATTGAAATTGTACCTCGTAGTTGGAACCGACATGATAAAGAAATATGGAATAAATGGGGTATAAGTCTTAATTATCTTAATACTCACTTTGTTATACCAGTAGAACAATATTATATTAATAGAACTGCTGAAAGTGACCCAAAGTATTATTATAAAGAAAAAGACCCTTGTTATGCGTATATGTTAGGACAAAATAGAAGGGGAATTTATCTTATTAAATTATATTTTCCTCTTCGTAATCGTTTTGTAGATTTAAAGTTTATAACTAATTGTAATGTTCTTGAAGGTTTACCTAATTTAGAATTAGATAATTATGATTATATTCTTATTACTAAATCTAGTAAAGATAGATTATCTATAGGAAATCATATTGCCAACAATCCTTTCTATAGGGGGGCTAATAAGCTAAATGTTGGTATTATTAATTTACCTAGTGAAAATTATAGATTAAAACAGAATGAATATGATTATCTTGTAAATAAGTTAAAACCTGAAGGACAAATATTTAGTTTATTAGATTTTGATGCTACTGGACGAAGTGGTGCTAAATATTTACAAGAAACCTATGATATTCCATATTTATTTATTACCCGTGGCGAATTTGGTTTAGTAAATTACAAATGTAAAGATTTTGCTGAACTTTATGAGCACTATTCTAAACAAGAAATTACTAATTTTGTAAATGAAACTTTAACTTATGCGACTATTAAATATCCCGTATGTAGTGAGAGTGGAAGTGAACAAGCCTTTTCAGATTATAACTTGCCATACTGAAAAAGGAAGAACTTGTGAAATAATCATGACCTATCTCACTGAAGAAGAAGAATATAAGATTGATAACGATGAAGTTGTTAAACTTGAAAGAGGTTCAGTAACTTTTGAAGTTAGTAAATCTAAAATCTACGCTTACGGAGAAATTGATTTTCGTACAGGAAGCGAAGATTATGAAGTTCTTGCTGATATGACTTGGCTTAATCATTGTACTCTGAGAGGGGTGAATGTGTTAAGTAATTATAATTATAAACATAATACAGCAACTTCGGATATTCCTAGTGGTAGATACTATGACTCAATGAGTCCTGAAGTAGTTGCACAATTTAAACATGGACAACTAGGAAAACCGAAACGTACTGTTATATTCAAAAGAATAATATGACAGAATTAGATGATTATACTGTTTCTTTGGATAAAAGTGATATTCTGTTAATAGAACAAAATATAGCTAAAAATGGGGCTGAGCAAGAATTTCTTAATCAGCTCCATTTTTTAGATTGTTCTAAAGAATTAACTTCTACTAATGGTACTAAAATTAGAGCAATTCAAACTATAGATTATAGATACCAAGATCATGTTTCTCAAGCTGTATACATACTAAATAATTACCTCTCCCGTAGAGAAGATTTGTTTAATCAACTTGTAGAACTTCATAGAGCTAATCTAAAGTTTGAAGAAGATAATCCTCCTGTATGGTACACAAAGAAGAAATGGACTAAAAAGAGGAAAGCTAATGTTGTTCCAAAAGAACCTAAGAAACGTATTACTAAAGAAAGTGTTAAACAAATAAGACTTAATAGTCTAGTATTAAAACTTAAACCAAAATGAATTTTCAAAGATTATTTAAACGAAATGCTCATGGTGAAATATTAGAATGGATGATAAGTCGAAGAGATGATGGAACTCTAGATATTGTACATGGTGTATATGGTAAAAAACATATTACTGATGTAATTTTACCCACAAAAAAGAAAGTAGATGAGTTAGAATCTAGAGTACAAGAGAAACGTAAACAAGGTTATAAAGCATTAACTGATTTGTATGATAATGCACCAGAATCTTTAAAAAGCGTTAAAGATGAATATAATTATCTTAATACTTATCTTCCTAAATATAACACTACTTCTGAAGGTTTTGTTCTTCCAATGTTAGCTAAAACATTAGAAGATAACAAACCTTTTGAAAGACTTGGTTCTATGTTAGGACAATGGAAAATTAATGGTCTTAGATGCATTGTTGGTGCTGAAACTACAGATGATATGTTTAAACCTATTAAGTTTACGTATCATAGTAGAGAAGGTATTGATTGGACTGAAAATATGGCATGGTATGATGAAATTCTAATAGAACAAATAAATAAAGATTTACTGGAAAGTATGGTTTATTTAGATGTTTGTTTAGATGGTGAATTATATCTACCAGGATATTCAGTAAATGAAATTAATTCTTTTGTTAAAAATAGTAAACTTCCTCAACATTATCTATTGCAATATTGGATTTATGACCTTTGTGATACTGATACTTCAGCATTATTCAGAGAATATAAGATAATTAAAGGATTCAAATGTGGAGTTTGTGATTTTATAACTAGTAAAGAACGTCATTTGAGTAATGAAAAACAATTAATAGTTTTACCTAGTCATGAAATAGCTGATATAACTAAAGCTATTCAATTTAGAGATGTTTTTATAGGTCTAGGATTTGAAGGTCTTATAGTTCGTGACACTAACGCTGATTATCAGTTTGGTAAACGTAATAGCGCAATGTTCAAATATAAAAGGAAAGAAGATGGTTTGTTTGAAGTAGTAGATATTAAAGAAGATAAACGTGGTTTACCTATTTATACTCTTAAAAATGATATTAATGATGAATTATTTGAATGTACTATTAATCTCCCTCAATCAGCTCAGAAAACTCAACTTAGTATGAAAGATCAACTTATTGGTAAAAAAGGCTTAGTTGAGTATCGTGAGCGTAGTGGTGTTAAAGAAGTTCCATTTCACGCAAAATTAATAAAAATATTCGTATGAATGAAGAATGGTTATATATAATGGATTATGCTGATTGTAATATTTATAAATTAAATATTACAGATATAGAAGATGACGATATTGAACGAATAATTGGACCTTATGGGTTTAATATTGACGAATGTGCTTATATGTATAGTGATTCTGAATTAGATAGTATTAAAGAATTAACAGAGGAGGACAAAGTATGATTATATTTGCAATTTTAGGAATAATCTTTCTTGTAGCTATATTAGTAAATATTGTTGTTGCTATTATACAAGAAGTGTTATCGAAAGAAGACAATAGAGTTTATTGTATAAGTCATTGTTTTTATAAAGGCATTGATTGGATGATTATACCTACTATAGTTGTAGAGAAAGGTCATCTAGATAAGCATAGTGCTTTAAGTATTAGATTTCAATGGCTTTGCGTCAATTACGAATTGTTTTATCATATTAAAGAAGAATGAATATTGCATCTATAGATGATGAAGATGAAGATTCTATTGCTTATCGTATAGGTTAAATTAGTATTATTAGCACCCCTATAGAAGAAATGTGATGAAATTCCATTCCTCTATAGGGGATTTATCATGCTAATTTGCTAAATTTCCTATCTCTCGTAACTTGTATTGCATTTTAGGTACAATATAGATAAGTCGTCCATCTGACGAATTATCGTGTCTGAAATCGCAAATAAAAATTTTGTAAAACTTTTTGTTTAATCAAATTAATTTTGTATATTTGTGTATGAAAGCAACAATAGAAGTTTATTTAAATGACATAATTAAAGGTCGTTCAAATAACAAATTATGTCCAGCAGCATTTGCTGCATTACAATCTAAATTAAGACAATTTTTAGATGGTAGATATAAAATATTTGTATTAGCTGCTAGTGATACTAGTGCTATAATTAAATATCAAGGTGTCGAATATCATACTTATTATGATTATGAAAAAGAAAAGTATATTGTTGAATAAGCCCTTCATTCCTTATGAAATTCGTGCTTATGATAAACAAAAACTAAGAGAGAGTATTAATAAAATGTTTAAAGCTAAAATGTTGTGTTGAATTATGACAAAATATACTAGTACTAGATTTGGTAGGCTATATCAAATAAATAAGACATTTGTAGTAGCCGATAGCATTGAAGAAGCTATAGATTTATTTAAATTAGATACTGGTGGTGCAACAGAAATCTATGAAATATTTGCTATGAGCAAAATTCATCCTAATTGTTCGCAATTTGTTATTGTAGGAGATAGTGTTGCATCTGAAGATAAATAAATTAAAAATATTATGATTCATGAAAAATGTAAGAATTGTTCAGAATTAGTTATCCCTTACTTTGGTTTTCATAGAAAACCTAATAGAGAACTATCAGAAAAATTGAAAATGGGAACGTGTAAGTGCAATGTAGATGAATTTGATAAAAAAGGTGAAGGGTATTATGGTTATTGTCATCCTGATGAATGTAAGGGACCTGGACATAGATATTACTTAAATTATGATATGCTTAATGGTTGTATTAAATTTATTGACTAAATTAAACTTGTTATTGACTATGATAGAAGAAAGATATTGCTCTTATGAAGTTAGTGACCTTCTTAGAGAAAAAGGTTTTGATGAACCTTGCAGAAGTTATTATCTTGATAAACATGATTATCGCAAATGTGCTATGAGCCTTAATAAACATAATTTAATGGATTGGAATATCCTTAGACCAACACATCAAATGGCTATGGATTGGTTGAGAGAAATACATAAACTGCACATTGAGATATATGCTAATGCCAGTGGTTATAAGTTTATTATCAGTAGGCCTGGTGGTGATGGCACTGACTTGGTGACTGATGCCAAAGGTCCCAATGATGGTAATGCTTGGGATGATTATAAAGATGTAGTTGAGGCTGCATTGAAAGTTTGTTTAAATTTTGTTTAACTAATTTAATAAAATAAATTATGGAAAAAGAAGTAAAAATTGTTCCACCCGAAGGTTATGAGGTGGATAGAGAGAACTCAACATTTGATTGTATTAAGTTTAAACTTATTCAATCTAAAAGATGGAGAGATAGCAATCCTCGTGTAAACGGGTGGTATTTACGTGATGATAAGATACTAGGTGCGTATGTTGGAGTTACTTGGAAAAATAATTTTGATATATTTGCCACTGAGAAACAAGCAAAATCTGCACTTGCTATGGCTCAGATTAGTCAGATTATAGCTAATGATGAAAGATTTGGAGGTGTTGTGACTGATGAAGAGTGGAAAGATGACACCTTAAAATATGTTCTTGTTCGTAAGAACGAAGAAATATCTACTGAGGCACGATTATACACTTACACTTTTCTTGCCTTCCACACAGAAGAACAACGTGATTTGTTCTTAAAAGAGAATGAAGATTTAGTTAAAGATTATTTAATGATTGATTAATATGAATAAAATTTGTACAAGTAAAGAACAATCTCAAAAACTTATAGATTTAGGGATTGATATTAATACTGCTGATATGTATTGGTGGTATTTTAAAAAAGGTTCAAGAAAAGATACTATGTTGGACCAATGGATGATGGCTTCAATGAAAAATTAGATGTTCCTGCTTGGAGCTTTTTTGCATTGCTTAAAATGTTGCCACTCCCTACGATAGAGGAAACAATGATAACAACCACTGAAACAAAATGGAAATACACTAATTTGTTTGATATTAAAAAGAAATGATTGTCAATTATGAAAGCAAGAATAAAGAAAACAGGTGAAATAGTAAATGTTGCTGAATGGGCTACCCTGGAATTAGAAATGTGTGATTCTTATGGGGACCCTATATGTATGGCACCAGAAGATATAGAACTCATTCAAGAACAAACTGAGGATGAGCATTGGAAAGATGTTCGTGAAAGAGCGGCTATTGCTGCTATGCAAGGAATGCTTTGTTCTCCATATATTAAAAATATTGTGGATAACTTTTCATTGAAAGATGTCGCAAAATGGGCTGTTATACAAGCTGATGTTCTTATTGAAGAACTTGAAAAGCCTCAAGGTAAAGCAGCACTCAAGGTAATTAATGAAGAAAATGTTGATAATGCAAATAAGATTGAGCCAAAGTTTAAGGTTAAGTATACTGGTAGTTGCTATAATGTTCTTGAGATAAGAAAAATTAACGGAGTAACATTCTATGGAATAGAAGATGAGCCTAACCATATTGATTATGTTCTTCCTGATAATTGCGAAATAATTAGTGGTTATGGTGTAAAAGAAAATGGTTCTCCTTATCCTACTAAACCTATTGTGTTTTCTGAGCAGAAGCCTGATAATAAGGTTAAACCAAAGTTCAACGAAGGTGATTGGATTGTTTGGCAAGATAAATGCTATAAAGTCAACTATAATGGTTGTGGATATGAATTGGTTGATCAAAATGGTTTAAGTACATCATTAGAATATGGAACTATTGATGAAAATGCACACCTTTGGACTATTGCATATGCCAAGGATGGTGATGTGCTTGTAGATGTATATGGAAATATAGGTATATATAAGAAACGCGATTATTTTGATTGGACATCTTATTGTTCCCTTGGATTTCATGGAGGTTTTCAGAATTTTAAAGTGGAACATGAAAATGATAAACTTCATCCAGCTACCAAAGAACAGCGTGACACTCTCTTTGCGAAGATGAAAGAAGCAGGATATGAATGGGATAATGACAAGAAAGAGCCGAAGAAAATTAAATAAAAATTTAAAGGAGGTGATTATATTATACATCAAGGAACTGGTAACATTTATCAAGTTATTTCTTGTATAGATAATCAATATCAACTTAAATACGAAGATACTTATACTATTCAGAAATGTGATGATGTTGATAGACATGCAAGATTGTTGGATGTTCCTAAAGATGTTAGATAAAAAGGATGCTGAAAATAAAGTAACAAAGTCAATTATAAACGAACGATTTAAATGATAATTATTATGAACCTATTTAAGAAATTATTTAGATGGTTGTTTTGGAGAAAAAAGAAAATCTCCAAACCTGTAGTTGAAGAACCTGTTTATAAACTTATTCAAAATGTTAAATGGCTTACTTGTCCTAAAGGACCTTCTAGTTGGAATCATGCTGCTGGATTACCTGTAGCTATAGCTGATGATTTCATAAGACTACGTTGTGAAGCAGTAAATGAAGTAGATTATTTCACTGCTGCTATCAAAACTCTAGTAGGTTATGCTGACGGTAAGTTTGAATGTGAAGCCAGGTTCAATTCTGGTAAAGGTACTTGGCCTGCTATTTGGTGTAGTTGTATGAATGGTGGAAAGGATTACTCCACTTATTATGAAGTTGATTTAAGTGAATATTACGAAACTCGTGATAATACTGAAACGACTTATCATTGTCCTGAATCTATGCAAGACAGTAGTAAACATTTTTATAAGAATGTTAAAACTAAGATTAGTCCTAAAGAATGGACTAAGTTCGCTATGACATGGGATGATAAAGCTATCAAAGTTTATATTAATGACAAGAATGTTATGACTATAAATAATGATAGCAATCCTAAACATTTTCCTGTTGATCCTAATGATAGAATATTTAGATTTATTCTTAGTATGCAGTATAATAATAAATACTTATCTAAAATTGATTTAACTGAACTTCCTCTTTGGATGGATGTTCGTAATATTAAAATTTATGAAAAAGTGTAGTAATGCAGAAGTTGTAAAAGCTTTTTATAATAAAGAAGAAGCTATTAGTTATACTGGTAATCTAACAAGCTATGGAGATTCTCTCTTTAGTTATTTTACGTGTATTGCTCAAAGACATTATCTTAATAAAAAGATAATTATCAATCTAACATCCTACTCTAATTCTACTAGTAAACATCAACGGAATTTAAATAAACATGATATTGTTGTTTATAATGTTCCTAGAAATACTACTAATTTAATTCCTTATTTACCGAAATGAATATTTTTGAAATCGAACAAAATCTTCAAGAAATCTTTGATGAGATTGAAGAAAATGGAGGAGAAGTTACTCCTGAAACATTAGAAGTTCTAGAAATTCATCAAGATGAATTTAATCAGAAAGTACAATCTTATGTTGAAGTTATTAAACGTCTTAAGTCTGATGTCAATCTTATCAAAGAAGAAGAAGCTAGACTTAAAGTTCTTAAACAATCTAAAGAAAAACTTCAAGATAAGCTTAGTAAGATAATTATTGATGCTATCGAAAGATTCGGAGATACTTCTAAATCTGGTGCAAAGTTTGTGGATTATGGAACAGGTAAAGTATCTATTCGTAAATCTGAATCAATAATTACTAATGATAGTTATATTGATGAACTAAATACTACTGTAGCTGCTATCTTTAGAGATTTACAAAAGAATAAGCAACTCTACGTTGAAAATCATATTGATACTTCTACTGTAAATGATGTCGTTAAGACTAATTGGGTTAATGGTGGTGCTGATATTGACTGTATTATAGATGTATCTGATGAAGATTTGGAAGATATAACTACAAGTGTAACTTTCAAAGCTAAACTTTCAGACCTTATGAACGAACGATTTGGTATTGTTGCTGATATTCTTTCTACTATAGGTACTATCGACATGAAATCTTCTGTTAATAAAACAGAAATAAAACCTATGCTTAAAAGTGGAAAAGAATCTGCGGTTGCAGCAATAGTAACAAATAAAAATCTTTCTATAAAATGAAATTTCGTGTAATTCGTAAACCTTTTTATTTTTCTAGTGCATCTGGTGATGCACTAGAAAAATATATTAGACCAGTTCTTCAAATGAAAATTCTATTCTTTTGGATTACTATAAAAGAGTTTTTATATGAAGATAAACTTAAAGCAAACAAAAATGCAAATAGAGTGTATAATATTTTAATAAAAGAAAAAGAACTATGAGTTATTCAGTTAAAGGTTTACCATGGTCTAGTGGTATAGGCAAAGATGTAAGAGATTGCACTACTGCTAGAGAAGTAATGGAAAAAGCTCATCTTGATTGGGCTGTTGATAAATGTGAACTTGTTGCTAGAATGCCTTTCAGAATTGGAGCAGATAATCAAGTTAGTGAATTAATGGGTGATTTTGTACATGATGGTAATATTTATCGTGATTGTCCAAACGCTTTTGCTACTTATCGTACTGATAAAAATATTCCTTTAGGAATTGTTGCTACTAAATATGAAGTTGTTCAGAATATGGATGCTTTTAATTTCTTTGACGATGCTATTGGAAGAGGTAAAGCTGTTTGGCAAACTGCTGGACAATTTGGTTATGGTCATAAAATATTTATTTCTGCTAAATTACCTATTACTACAAAAGTAAAAGGTGACCCAGTAGAAAATTATCTAGTATTTAGTAATTCTCATGATGGAAGTAGCAGTGTAAACATTTTATTTACTCCTATAAGAGTATTTTGTACTAATTGTTTACAAGCTGCTTTTAAAAATTCATCTGCTTATCTTCGTATTCGTCATACTAAAAGTGCAAGAACTAGACTTTCTGAAGGAATTGAAATTCTCAAATTAGCTTGTGAATATGCTATAGATGCTCAAGATCTGTATAATAGTCTTGCTGCTGTACAGTTAGGAGATAGAGAAGTATTAAGATACCTTGGAAGTCTAATACTTACTACAGGGGAGCAAGCTGCTCTAGAATTATTTGATGATGTTCGAGGATATGAAAAGCTTGCTTATCGTGATTATCTTACTATGGAACGTACTGGTATTAGTACTCGAAAAGCTAACAAACTTGCTACTATGTTTGATTATTATCAGAATGGTGTAGCACAAAAGAATATTGTTGGAACTGCATGGGGTGCATATAACGCTGTTACTGGATATTATAGTAATGTAGATAATAAAGAAGGTGAACGTAGGATGGATTCTCTTCTCTACGGGGGAGCTAATGTTGCTATGACTACCGCTCTTACTAATATTGTTAATCTTAAAGCTGCTTAAATTATGAATAAGAATAAGAATGATAATAGCAAGTATAAGAACATAGATTTATCGAATATTGATATTGCTAAGATAGACTATGCTAAAGTATTAAAAGATGCTAATGTTAATCATCCATCTCATTATTGCAATATAGATGGAATAGAATGTATAGACGTTGCTGAGCACTTTAATTTCAATATAGGTAATGCTATAAAGTATCTTTGGCGTGCAGGTCTAAAAAATAAAAATAAATATATTGAAGATTTGCTTAAAGCTAAATGGTATATAGATAGAGAAATTAAGCGTGTTAGCCCCCCTGTAGAAGAAAGTGATAATTGATACCAAAGTTAATTTAAGTTAAACACTTGTATTATATAATACTTTTTATTATATTTGCGAGTGTTTAACTTATAAATAATAAGACAATGAAAGTAAAAATAAAGAAACTTAATCCTCTTGCAGTAATTCCGAAATATGCTAAACCAGGAGATGCTGGAATGGATTTAACTGCTGTTAGTTATGAATATGATGGTGCTCACGATAATTATATTTATGGCACTGGATTAGCAGTTGAGATACCTGAAGGTTATGTAGGTCTTATATTTCCTCGTAGTTCTAATCGTAAAACTTCTGCTTATCTTACTAATCATGTAGGTGTTGTCGATAGCGGTTATCGTGGTGAAATCATGCTTACTTTTAAAGGTCGTGATAGTGGTAGATTGTTAATGCCTTATGCTCCATATCAAGTTGGAGATAGAATAGGTCAATTAATTATCATGCCTTATCCAAAGATTGAATTTGAAGAAGTAAACGAACTTAGTGAAACTGAAAGAGGAGAAGGTGGACATGGAAGTACAGGAAATTAATAACTTTTAAATTTAAAATAATTATGGAAAAATTTGTAGCAAACATGATTGAAGAACACGCTCAACTTGTTAAGCGTGTTGAACGTCTTCACAACTATGTGTATAGTGAAAAGAGTGATAAAGATGATAAAGTTGAATTTGCTAATAAAGCTATTCAGCTTGCTGCAATGAAGAAGTATGAAGAAGCTCTTCGTGCAAGGCTGGAAAATCAAGGTATTATTATTGAAAACGGTGCTTATTATGATAAGCTAGTTACTATTGATGATGCAACAGAAAGCTAAAGTTATTCTTGTAACAACTCAAGGTTGTGAAGGATGTAGAATACAAAAGAATCTTTTAGATAAAGTTTATCAAGATTATAAAGACAAATACGATTATATAATTATTGATAGAGCTGATATAAAAGAAACTTTTAAAGATATGTCCAATGTAGAAACTGGAATGATGAGTGATTTCCCAACTACCGTCTTTTGTATTGACGATTGTGTTATTACTAAACTGATTGGTACAAAACCTAGAGGAATCCTCAAACAATATGTCGAAGATATGCTAAGTAAGTGTTAATTAATTGAATCATTTTTGGACTCTAATTAGTATCTTTGTTCATATTGGTAATGGTGGTGAAGATGTGAATCTTTGCCACCATTATTTGTTTCTGATTCTGCCAACGAGCATAAAAGAGCATAAATATAGTCTATTTGCTCATCTCGTAACGTCTGTTGCGTTTTATATATGAAGATGATAAATCCTTCATCTAAAAATTATCGTGTCTTAAATGTAATTTTAAAAGATGAAAGATTTTACTATTAAAACTATTTAAGCCCCAGATATTCCATTAGGAGTATTTGGGGCTTTTTTTTTTTGAATAGTTTAATAACTTAGTTGTCCACCACTTTCTAATCTTCTTCTGACTGCACCACCATATTTCTTTTGACTACGATTTTTATTAACTACAAATTCATCGCCAATATAGACACCACGAGATTTAGCATTAGGATTAAGTTTATAGAATTCATCAAGAGTCATTCCGTAACGATGTGCAATAGCCCAAGGAGAATCACCGCGTTTAGTAACTTTTTTAATTTGTTGGTCATTAGTTATGTTACGTGTAAGATTAACTGAATCACCAACATATACACCACGTTTTTCCATACCTGGATTAAGTTCATAAAGAGTATTAATTGTAATACCTGCTTTATCTGCTATTTTCCAAGGAGAATCACCTTTTATTACAGTATAATCTTCATTCTTCGGAATACTAGCTGTATCACTAGTTGTATACTTAGTTGATAAACTAGTTCCTTTATTAGTAGTCTGTTGAGTTTTATCAGTTTCTCTTACTGCTTTTGCAGGACTTTCTGGTTTATTAACTGGCTCTTTAGCAACTTGTTTAGCTTTAACAGTATCATTAGTAGCTATTTGAGTAGCAGGTTTAGCAGGAGCTTTAGCTTTAATAGTATCTGTTCTTGCAGTATCTGTTCTTGCAACATTAGGTTTGACATTATTATTTACAGTAGAAGTTCTTACAGTATCAGGTTGTGCTATGTTATTATTAGTTTGTCTAACAACTTGTCTAGGAGTAGGTTTAACTGTAGCTGTATCTTGTTGTGCAGTAGACTGATTATTATATCTAGGCATCTGAGATATAGAAGAATAATTTTTTGGACGATTATTATTAGATTTTACATTATTTCTTATTTTGTTTATATTTGCATCAACTAGCCCTTGTGTAATTACTGAGTTTTTATATTCATTAATCAAAGAATTAACTAGTTCTGGAGCATTTTTTGATATATTTCGACCTAATATTTCTAAATTAACATCATCAAGATTACGATTTTCATCCAATCTATGAAGGAAACCAAGAGTTCTATAATAATTTCTTAAACCATCAGGAGTTCTATTTAATTCAGAAGTCGGTTGATTATAAGGATTTGTAGACATTTGAATTCCTCTAAAATTCCAAGTAGTAGGAGTAGGTTGATCGTTTACAGTAGGTTCTGGAGAAGAAATAGTTTGAGTAACGGGTCTATTGAATATTAAAGGATAAGCTTCTTTTAAAGTTTGAGGTCTACCAGTACTCATAGTAATTCCTCTAAAATTCCATGTACCGCCACCTGGAAATTTAACACGACCACCATATTCTTTTTTACTTCTAAGTTTGTAAGCAATATTATCTAAAGCTGCGTTATATTTATTTGCTACACCATATCCTGCATTAGCTAATCGTAACCCTATTGTAAGGGGTAACCTTTGATCATCACGAATAGGTTCATAATAACGTCTAGCTATTTGATTACGAACATTATCAAAATTATCAATAGGCATTTTTGGTAATTGTTCTAAATAATTTATTGTTTGTTCAGAAGCAGGAATGTTATTTAGAATATAATTAGTATAACTTTGTTTAGCTTTATTTAATAAGGTATTTAATTTTTTACCTATAGGTCCTTTAGAAGGTCCTCCATACTTATATAAATATCTATTATCTACATAAGTTCTACCGTATTGTTTTGCATCCCTCAACATATTTTCTTTTATTTGCGGAGTTAATTGCATAGTTTCATAATAAGTATTATATTCAGGATTATTTTGTAAAAACGGTGTTGGTTCTTTTTCACTTAGCATTTTAAGAGTATTATAAAATTTAATATCATCTTCTGTAGGATTATAGTCTTTATACGCTTGTTGCCAATCTAATTCTTCTTGAGTTAGTATGTCATCATTCATTTTTTGCTGATACCTTTCTCTTATAGCATTAGCTTTAGCTCTCTTTACACCAGGCATATATCTAATTTGTGCTTTAGTTGTAGCTCTCGGTTCAATATTTTTTCCTGTTGGTTCTATAATTAAATTATTACCTCTAGATTCTATTGGATAAACAGCATTAATTTCTGCAGCACTTGGTTTAGTTCCATCAGGTCTAATTCCTCTTGTCATCCAATAATAATCTTGTCTATTAGCAAGGTTGTTCATTCCTCTAATGTAAGCTCGTCCTAAACCTCTAATGTTAGCACCTGATACACCTCCAAGTACTCCACCAAGTAATCCTCCTAATTCTGAACCTGCATAATTGCCTGTATAGGGATTATCAAAATTCTGACCAATGTTTGTACCTATTGTTGCTCCTAAAGCACCACCTCCAACACTACCTAGTAATTCTAATCCTCCCATTCCTGCCGCATAAGGAAGCATAGCAACTTGAGCTAATCCAGAAGCAACATCTTTAGCACTTTGACTATGACGTTTATACCAATCACTTCCAGGACCAAACATTTGATCTTGTGCTAATTTAGCCCAACCTTGTTGATTAAGTGCACCATCTTTACCAACATATTTTTTATCTTTCATAATGTTATTCAGAATACCTACAGTTCTGAAATAATCATTATTGTTTCCGACTCCTCGTTGTTGACTAATTTGATTTGCTAATTGATTTACATATCTAGCTTGCGGATTAGGAGATTGTCCAACTATTTGAGCAGCAGGAAGACCTACAGCTTGATAATCTCTATTTTCTGCAGTAGGAGCAAATTGAACATTATATCCACCTGTAGGAGAATATACAGTGTTATTAGAGTTCATAAGATAAGCAAGTAACTCATCTTCATTGCCTACTCTTTTGCCTCTTCTAGCAAGAGGTCTTACATTTTTTAATTTAATTTTCATAATAGTACTATTAATATTTATAAGTTAAGATAGAGGAAGCAATACACTTCCTCTATCGGGGAGTTAATCAATCTTCTTCTTTATCACTAGTTTTCTTTTTATTTTTCTTCTTCTTTCTAGTTTCTTTTTTACCAACTTCATGTCCTCTTAAATCACCAGCATAACCTCTAGCACTTCCAAATACTGTACTACCTGTGTCACCAACTTTATAATATTGATTAGAATTAACAATATCAAATAAAGAATACAAACTAGAATACATTGGAATACGTCGTTTAATGTATACCCAAAGTTTGTTTTGTCCAGCAAATCGTCCACTTTGATATGTCATATCATAATCTTCATCACCAGTTAACCATTTAAATGCTGCAACGACAGAACTAAAAGCATCACCTACAACACTTTGTGCAGCTACTGGAGTAGACATAAGTTTTTTAGTTTCACTCATTAATCCCCAAGGATTATACATAAAACATTCACTAGCAAGTCTATCCATTTCATATACAGCTAAGTTCCAACCAGGATTATCAAGAAACTCATCATCTGTATCTGCAATATACCAAAGAGCAACGAGTGTGAAGAATGCTCCAAGTGTTCCAGCAAAATCACCAAAATTTCTAAGAATATTGGCTCTTTCATATTCTGGAAGAATATGCCAAGTAGTAGCAAATTGACCAAAGAAATGTAAACTATGAGCAAAGAAATATTGAAGACCTTGAATAGCACCAAGTTGATCATCAGTTATACTAGGGTCAGAGGCTTTTATTTTTCTCCAGTTAAGAGATACAAAATCAGCCATAGATTGCCATAGTCCTTTTTCAACACTACCTCTAAATTCATTGAATAGTCCTCTGGCTCTATAACGTTTTAGCAGCCCTATAGGAAGATGTTTATGATATTGCATTACAAGACTTCCCCACCATTGTTTTTCGATATAAGCTGCACCATCTCTGTTATAAACTCCATGGATTTTATTATTGACTTTTCTTACACGTTCTGCAAAATTACCAAGAAGTTGTTCAGCTTCAGTAACTTTACCATTTCTATAGAATTGATTATGCAATGCTTCTAATTGACTACCTTCAACAAAGCTCATATCTCCATCTTCTCCTAGTTTTAACTGAGAATACATATCTGGAAGTTCATCAAACTCTTTTATTAAATCATCTTCTGCTTCTTTACGTTTAGTAATAAATTCTTTTATTTGTTTTACTCCACTATGAATATAAGCCCATTCTACTAAAAGATTTTTTCTAAACCAAGCATAATCTTTAGCTTTATTTTTATCTGCTTTTTCTTGCTCTTTAAATTTCTTAAATTCCTCTTTTTGCTCATCATCTAATATACTATTAAGTATGTCACCTTCTTTGTATCTTAGATATTCAGCACGATTCATATAAGTTACACCGTTTTCAGTTTCTACAAGTTTATGGCTTTTTAGCATAGCAAATAAAACACTATTTTGCATAAAATGCTCACCAAGAGTTTGAGGAGAATAAGTAAAGTTTCTTATACCTTCAGAAATAGATTTCAAATCTCTTTCTTTAATTAATCCTGTATGTTCGTCATAATCTACAACATTAAAATATTTTATAATAGCATCTTGTTTACTATAAGAAATATTAGAATTATGAATAGTCTGATTATAAGCTCTTCTTGCATAACTTATTAAACCTCTTCGCCATTCATTTGTAGCACTTCTCCAATGTTGAAAATATTCACTAGCTACACGTTCTCCAAGAATACCAGTAAGGCCTAATGTTACATTTGCAATACCACCACGAATATTAAATGTCATATAGTTAGCACTGGTAAAAGATTGTAGAGCATTAGCAAATTTAGTGTAATTACCTTCTGGTTCTTTCCATTGGTCGAGCAATATTCTTCGCATAACTACTTCTAACTGCTTTATAACATTGTCATCTGTAGCCATATCATAAACTGTTTCACCGTCTGTATCACTAATTACTTGTAAATCTCCATTTATACCATGAGTTCTAGTGTACATTTTCATGCGTTTTAGTTCTTCTTGTAAAAAATAGAGCTTTTGCTTATTTTCTTGAACAGCATTAAATCTACCAGCTTGAATTAAATAATTTTCTATTACTTTCAGCCAATCTCTGTCCATTAAAGACTCACGTAATTCTTTCAATTCATCTTGTAATTTAGCTATATCTTCTTCATTTTTTGCTACTCGTTCATTATATTCTTGTTCTGTAGCACATTGTTCAGGTGTAGGAGCATTCTTTCTAAGTTTTTCAATTTTTTCTTCAAGTGTTCTTGTTTGTTTATTATTTAATTCAGATGTCATAGGCATAATAGGAATTCTGTCATTATCATAATTCATTTCTTTATACCAAGGTTTAGTACCAGATTCTGTAGAAACACCTATACCAAACAATTTAAGAGCTTCTTTTATTCCTAATTGTGCTGATAATTCTTCACGTTTTAATTCTTTAGGAAGATTACCATGTTTAAAATAACCTTTTCCTTGTCTATTTTGAGCACTTTCTAAAAGAGTTTGATACATATAATCTCTAGCAGCTTTTTCTACTTCATTTAAATCTGTATGACTATCATATGCACCATTGTCTGAACCAGGAACATAATTTTCTGCAAGTCCTACATTAGGATCATAATTAGGATTCGCTTTATCTTCTTGAACAGTTCTATCAGTCTGAGAAATATTAGGAATCCATTTACCTATAACATCTTCAGTATTTGTTTCATCTTCTGCAAAATCCGGATAATTCTCAGCAAAATACTGATTCAAATAATCAACATTGTATTCACGTCTAGTCCAACAAGAAAGAGGCTCATAACGTTTACTATATGGATTATATACATGATTATTCTCAAACCATTCTTCATAAGTGCCATTTTGCTCAGCTTCATGTTTAGCTTCGTAGTATGCTGGTAGTATAGTTGTAACAAAGGCATTCTTTATTATTTCTAATGCTTTAACTTTGTCAGTATCAGTATACATTTCTTTTACTTTATCTTTAGGCTTAGCATAAGAGAACAAGAATTTATTAAATATAGGCTCACCATTTTCATCTACTGCTAAATCATCATCATCATCTTTTTCATACACTATATTTTCACTAATAGCTTGTTGCCATTCAACAGATTTACCGATTCCTCCATTAATAAGCCTATTAATTAAAGTTTTATTTATAACAAAATCAACATTCTCATCTATCCATTTTTGAGTTTCTTTTGTTCTTTGATTTTTATTTCTATTTAATCTAAGTTTTTGATAAAGATCACCAATTTCTTTAATAAGAGCCAAACCTTCAGGAGTATCAGGAATTTTATGAAAATCTATTGTTTTAGTAGCTTCATTATATAATGGTCTAAGCTTTTTATTAAGCTCATCAATTATTTTTATTCTTTCTACATTTACAGTAGATGTACCAGAAAGTTTATTATAGAAATATTTAGTGAATACTTCATTAGTTGGCTGAGCATTGCTGAGAAGAATTCTGTCAGATTCTATAGGAATTAAATCATTATGATAAAAATTATTAAGCATAATTTGTATCTTTTTTAATTCCTCAGGAGTAAGTAATCTAGCATCAATATTTCCATATTTATCAGTAATCACTCTATCAGCAGCAATAGATCGTATATACCCCAATACAGCACTCGGTGTAGCGTATCCTTGTAAACCTAATATAGCCTTAGCTTTAGCAATTAAAGAAGAATACAGTTGTGGTAATCTGGTAGCAGCATCTTTAATTTCAGCTAAAGACATATTTTTTATGTCTAAAGCTTCAACTTTAACAAGAACATATTTAGCATTAGTTGCTATCCATTTTTTAGCATTAACATAAGTTTCATTTTCCATTAGTACTGACAAAGGAGTTATTAATTCTCCATCAGCACCACGTTTTTCAAATGAAGATACAACTTGTAAGTTTCTTTCTAATGTTTCTTTAAAACCAAACTTTTCATCATATAAGAAATATGTTCTATCTAAATCTTGATTAGCAGTTATAAACTGGTCTAATATTCTTCCAGCTTCAATACTATAAATAGCTTCTTCATCACTGCAATTAGAAAAATCATATTCACTCTCAGTTAATACACCATATTCATCTAACTTATTTTCTACTCTTAAATTTTCAGCAGAAGTACGTTGAGTATATTCGTTTGTATTAGGGTCAATATAAGTTTCAGATGAACGAAGACTATAAATTTTATTTGTTATTTTCTGTATTTCTTGTAATTTATCTTCATCAATACCTTCTTCTGTAATATAATCATAAAGTTGAACACGTTCATAATATAATTTATAATAAGTTTCTGCTAACCTAGGATTAGTATCTAAGAATCTTTCCAGCATTACACATTTCTGAATATAATATTCAGGAGAAGCTGGTTGATTACAATGAAGAGCTTTAAATTTATCAAATTCCAATTTAGCTCGCATATGTTTAATACTGCCTAATCCTCCATCAGGATCTTGAATAGCTGCATCAATATTTGCTTTAAGTTCTTCTATTTTATCAGTGAAAGAACTATTATAATCTTGTACCCATCTTCCATGTTTATCTACCATCTTAGATACATCAAATCGTAAACCTTTACGTTCAGCTTCTTCTTTGAATTTAGTCATTCTATTTCTAAATTCCTTAACATATCTAAGAGTAGCGATTCTTTGGGCATCAATATTACCTAGTACATCTTTCATCATTATTTGCAAAAATGGAGTACCATTTTCAGCAATATCATTAAATCTCCACATATCACCATAGGTTTTCCAAAAGCCATCCATTATATCTATAAAGTTTTCACGTATAAGTGGATTACTACTTATATCTTCAGCTTTACGATGTTTATACATATCTTTACAATGTTCTATTGGAAGAGCTTTAACCATCGCTATATCTGCTTTTATACTCTCTAATGCAAACTTTTCAGCTTCAGTTGGATTTTCTAATTTAATACTTTCATAAATACCGAAATGTCTTATAAAAGATTCAGCTTCAAGTATGTTATCAAGATATTCTCTTTCAGCGGTAATATCTGAAAATACATGAATCATGGCTTTATCATCTTGCATTCTTACAGCTCTAACAGAATCGTCAGGATCAGGTCTAAATACATCAAAATTATGTTTAAGTTGCATAGCTGCAGCATGAGCAAACTTAGCAGTTTCTTGGTCAACTAGAGTTTTATTTTTATCTATAGTAGAAATACTTCTAGTTACATTATTATTATGCATCATTTGTAAATATTTAAACGATGCTAAATCACCTTTATTTCTAGAAACTCTATTAGCATAACCTATAGTATCACTATGACAATCTAATATAGTTCTAGCATTTGCAGTATCATCATTATCGTTTTCTGTAGTGCTATCTCTAGAAAAGTCTAAATCAACATAATATAGTTGGTCTATAAATTGTTGATTAGAATTTTGAGCAGATTTAATAATTTCTCGTAAAGAAGAATTTTCTTCAGAATTAGGATTTTCTCTAGGTTTAAAGTTACCTTCTCCATCTTTTGTTGCTAAATATTTGTAATTTATACTGTCCCACCAATCACGAGAAGTTTCTCCTGATGTAGCATATTTACCAATTCTTACTTTTAATGCAGTACCATCTGGAAGAACAATTGTTTGTGGTGAGACAAATAAATCCCCTGTAGTATGAATGTATGAAGAAAAAGCTTTATTTCTAATAAATAGAGTTTGTGTAACTCCAGGTCTAAAGTGAGCTTTAATTCTATTTTTTATTAGTAACCATTGACCACCAACTTTTTCAGCTAATTCGTCAAGATTAAACGGGTCTGTAGGAATAGAATCAGTTAAAGCTTTTGCATCTTTATACCATGCAGTTCTTTCTCTAGTTTCTTCAAATCTTTCAATTCTTTCTTTAATCCATTCTTTATCAAAATTAGCAACAAAGTTTTCTCTTAATTCTGCTATAATACTTCTATATAAATCTCTATCTAAAATTTTTCTATTATTTTTTGCATCAATACTCCACAGACTATCTTCATTTGTTCTTAGATTAGTCAACGGATATAGTACAACATGAGTAGGAACACCTTTAGAATTAAATAAGAACGGTTCAATCTTATATAATGTGTTAGTACCATCAGTATCTATTAGTCTTATATATTTATTGATACCATAATCACCAGTAATGCTGTGTTCATAAATAATTCCAAGTTTAACTAAATTATCTACGTGATTAGTGTCACTAGAATTAAGCATTATAAAACCACCATAACTTCTATGAGTAAGATGATATTTTTGTTTACTTCTATTTGTCAATCTAGTAGTTTTTATACCTTGAACTTTAGGATGACTTCTTAAATAGTTTTCATACAAATCTTCTATAAACTCTAAATATCTTTTAGATACTCCATTGTTTAAATCATTTATTCTTGTTTGAACATCTGGAACAAATCTAATACCATCTTTTAACTCACCTTGTAACAGTATATCATTATCTATAACTTTCATAACAGCGGTTTTAGTCATTCTAAAACCTTCTACTTGAGCAGCATATTTAATTATATCTATAGCAGCAGACATCAAAATAGGATTATTATTACGATAAGCCCGTCTAAACAATGAATAAATATGATTTATATCTGTACTGTCTTCTTCAAAAGCTAGCGATTGAGTATTGGCTTTAGTTCCAGCAGCACTTAAATTAACTAATGTAGGTTTAATATAAGAAAATAATCTAGGTTCTGAAAAATTAGCTCTAATCCAAGCTACTTTTTGAGCAGGAGAAAATTTATCAAATATCTCCATTTCTTCATTAGTAGGATTATTTATATCTGCAGGTTTAAATTCTACATTTTTACTAGATATGACGTTACCATTTTCATCACGTTCATAAGTAGTAATAAACAATCCAGGTGGATAACCATATCCATAAATTCTTCTACGTTCTTCTTCTCTATTTAATTCTCCAAAACTTAATTCTGGTTGACCATTATTTACTCTTACTTTTATATTATTTTTTACAACAACTGTGTCAGAATATAAACTAGCTAGTAAATACTTTTGAAAATCTCTATATTGTTGTTCTGTTAAACGAGGATTATTACCACTTAAAACACTACGTAGTCCATTACAAATAGATACAAATCTAGGTTTTTCAGTGTCAAAAAGGTGCTTGCTAAGTATAAGACTAGTACAAGTAGCATTACGTAAAAATGCGTATAATGTAGGATATTTGCTTAATTGAGTATCTGGTACCTGATTCATATTGCTAATAATATCTTCAGCAATACCATCTGCTACATTACATCCTGGATATATAGCTTCTAATATATGTACATCGGCTTTCTTATAGTCTTTTGCTATTAATATTGGTTTTCTAGGAGATTTAGCAAATTGTCTATCTTTAGTAATTACACTGCCTTCTTTTTGTTTATATACTGGAGTAACAGTATCTTTTTTATACAAACAGTCATCTATGTTTTCTAGTACTTGCCTAGTTTCATATATGCTTTGTTTAGCACCAAATTTATCAGGATTACAGCATCTAGCAATATCACTTATATCTTTAGCAATTATTTGAAGATTATTGAAAATAAGAATATTTCCTAAATCAAATAATAGTTGATTTAATTTTCCATCAGCTTTGTCGTTAGCAAACATTCCTTCTTCTTGAATTCTATCATTTATAAGTTTTGTGATAATAGGAAAATTAGAATTAAATGAAAGATTTTTATATTCTTCTTTACCTGTTTCTTCATTAAATGTAGCTTCTCTTTCAAATATAGTTCCTATTTTATCTCTATATTTCTCGTTAATTCTATCAATAATTTTCTCTATAGGGAGGCTATACCCCTCATTATCTGTTGTAGCTATATCTAATTCTGAAGCAATTTGTTTAATAGCATTAACAACAGGATTACCATAACTAGCACCAAATACAGAATTTAATCTATTGTAATCATTAATAACTCTTGTTATTCCAGGTTGCATAATAAATGGAATAGCTGCTTCATAAGAAACACCACAATTAACAAGAGTTTTAAATGCACCAAAACTATAAGTATTTACATTAGGAATATTACCTTCTTTAACTGCATCAAGAATAAGAGCTGTAGTTTGAGAAGAATAAGCTGTTAGTATTTTGTCAGCCATATTTCTATTTGTTTCACTCCAACCATATTCTTTATGTTCAAACTCTAAACCATACTTATGTTTTTTAGCCTTTCTACCATAGTTTCTTTTTATAGTATCATTATTAGTTGTTTCAGTTTCTTCATAAACAACTTTAATTTTTTTAGTTAGCGTTGGTCTAACAGTATTACAAACAGAACAAAAAGTATCAAGTGTTACACTCAATGCTTTCAAGTCTGCTCCACTCATTGCATCTTCTTGATATTGTATTTGATCAAATACATTATTTGCACTAGTGTTATTACGACGAGCAGCTTCTAACATATTCATAACAGCATTTCGTACTGCAACAATATCATCAAAATTAGACCTAGATAAATTCTCTTCTAATGCTGATTCATCTTCCAAAATAGATTGCATAAGTCGCAAAAGTTCATTATCTCTAGCGACTTTACTATTCAATTTCTCAGTATTCTCAGAACTAATAAATTCTTCATATGTTAAAAGTCCTGCTTCTTTAGCTATCTTATTATAATCTTCTATATTATTTAATATTTCTTGTCTAAGTTCTTCTCTATATTTTTCATTATATACTTCTTTTGTACCATTGTTATAATAATCTATAGTATTTGAATAAGCTTCTATCACAGATTTGATAGCTTCTTTAACCTCATCTACACCAGGAACATTAGGCTTAATTTTATATAATCTTTCAGTAAGTTCTGTTATAAGTCTTTGACTAAAATCTAATTGTATTTCAAAAGGTGTGCCACCAGTTTCTCTGCTTTCATTAGATACTCTTTTTCTAAGTTTCTTGAATATTTTATCACCTGTTACTTTCTTTGTATCTAACGCATGAGTTTCAGCAAGAACATTTAACAGATTAGCCCATGCTTCTTTATTTCTAGCTTTAAGTTTATTTTTTTCTTCATCTGTTTTAGCTTTTAACTTAGTTCTAGCAGAAGTTTTGTTATTTTTAATACTGTCATCAACAATTTTATCTTCAAATCTTCTAAGATAATTAATATAATCAAATTCGTCAAACTTTTTTTTATATTGAACGTTTAATAACTCACCATTTCCTTTTTTGTAAGTATTGTATTGTATTGCATATATAGAGTCAATATCGAAATCAGAACCTGTTTGAGCAACCCATTCGTCAGGTACGACAATAGTAGACCCTTGAGCATCGTCAAGTAGTCCAACAATCTTCATATTACAAACAGATTGTTTACCTTCTGTAGGAATACGATAACCAATTATATCTAAAAGTCCTTTAGATTCTAGTTCAACAAGAATTTCTTCTTTAGACATATTCTTATAATAAGAAGAATTTCTATCAAGACCTAAGAAAGATAAAGGAACCATTATTTCTATATAACCTGCAGTTTTCTTTATTTTCTTTCCATCTTTTTCAATTTCTATTTCTGGATGATAGCGAAGTTTTTTATCGTATGTTACATTTTTAGCATCAAAAGCAGGGTCATTAAATATATCTCGAATAGATTTAAAGCCTACATTAGTAACCTGAGCAGCATGAAAACCTTTTAAAGTTTGTCTTGTGATACTATGATTTAATACACTTTGAGCAATAGATTCAAATTTTGTTAGAATATTGTTCATATATGACGGCATATATGGTTCATTAGTATCTATATCTAATGTAACATATTTAAGCATATTGGTATCCATACCATTACGCATAGCCTCATCTTTGAACTTATCATAAAGAGCTTTCTTATTCAAACCTTTGATAGTTCCATCAGAATTTAAATCTATTTTACCATTTTTAGAAGGAATATCCAACTCGTCTAATAAATCAGCTAAAGATTCATCAATATTAGAACAAAGAAGTTTAAAATACTTCGCTTTAATATCCGCTAATCTTGGATGATTTGGTGGAATATTATCAATAAGTTTTTTTAGTATCTGAATACCTGCTTTATTTTCAGCATCCATATGTTGTGGAGTTTCTTGCTGACTATATAAAGAAGTATAATAATAATTTTGTCCATTAGCATTGAATTCATCAGCAAATTTTTGAATTTTTGCATCACTAATCATTCCATCGTCACCAAGATAATCAATATTTCCATCATTGTCCCAAAGTTTCAATACCGTTTCATTAGCTGCTTTAGAAGTTTCAACAGTATTAAGTTGATCTATATTTCCACGTTTCATCATTTCATATACTTGATACAACTGAGTACCTCTAATAAAACGAGGAATTAAAACAAATTCTGCGTTCTTGATTTGTCTAGGTGGAAATAAACCATAATCTTCATCTTCTATAAAATCATAATAATAGTTTTTTTGTACTTGAACAAAGGCATTTAAATCTTTAGCAGTTAATGGTTGACTTTCATCCATTATTTTTTCTATCAAAGGCATATATTTTTTCAACATACCTTTTGCATCAAGACGCCTAATAAATTCTTCAAAAGTTATATAAGATTGAGCATCATTAACTTTTGTATCAGTAAAACCTCCTCTACGAACAGGTTCACCATTCTTATCTTTCTTTATAGTACCATCAGAATTAAATTGTATTGGACCATAAATTAAAGTTGCAGCTTTAGCTCTAGCAGCTTCTTCAGTAATTTTAAGTTCTTTCTTATAAATTCTAGTCAAATCATCTACTAATCTGTCAAAGGTTGCATTTCTAGAATTCTTACTATTAGCTATAGTTACAGCTCTAAAACCATTTCTAGGACTAATATCCAAACCCCATTTTTTAAATAACGTTTGTACACCAACATCTTCATATTGCAGTTTTCCATCAACCTCAACTTGTTCCATAACAGGTTTACCATCTTTCATATATGGTGTTCCATCAGGTTTAAGTTTTTGAGCCATTTTAGGTCGCTGCATTATTCCCTTAGTTATAAAACTATTATTTACAGGATGTAATCCAGTATTACCATATTCAGAATCTACTAAACTACCTCTAATAGTTCCAGCTAACTCAGTAAAATCAGCATTTGAATAAGATTTACCAGCAGCTTGGTCTTGTTTAGCTCTTTTAAATATTGTTCTAGTATCTTTATAAAACTTTGAATCTCCTTCAAAAATATCACTACTAGCATTATAAAATAGAAGATAATTTATAGCAAACTCTTCCATTTTATCATAAGTTTTTAAATTATCTTCTGTAATAAATTGTTCAAAGTTATTTATTTCTTCAACAGCTTGTTTCAGATATTCTTTAAGAAATGCTTCAATTTTATCACCAACTTTCTTTTCTTGTTCTGGTGTTAAAACAATATCAGCAACTTTCAAGTTACTTGATTCATTTGTGTCTTGAGGGTCACTTTCAAAAACAATATGTAAATTAGTTCCAGTTTCATTGCCATAAAGCAAATTTATCATTCCTTTATCAGTATCGGCTATTTCAGAACTAATACATTCTTCAAGAAATTTTCTTGCTATAATATTACCTTTGTCATCTGTTGGATAATTACCTTCATCATCAGTAGCAAATAAATTGAATCTATCAGAATGAAATACATTTCCTAACAAATTAACACCATATTGTTTATGACCATCTTTAGGTTTTTTTGCTTCAAATAATTTTCCATCTTTTAGATGATAGAAATTATAGCCTCTTAATGTTCCATCTACATTTTTAATTTTAGGGTCATCTTTTAATACAGGAATACCATTTCCATCAATATCTATTTCATATGTACCATTAGGGGTTTTAATAAATTTGAAGTAATGATTCAGTGCAGTAGCTGCATCAAGAAGTTCTTGCTTAAAAGTATTAAGCATCATTTTATAAACAGGGTGTTCTCTATTTATAATTTTATGTATTTGCTTAAATTCTTCACCATTTATAACTTGATTTCCTTGTTCTAATAAGTCAGTCATTTTCTTATCTATTATATTAAATATAACATTGTGACTTAAAAGCCCATCAGGAAAGTTATTAGTTTTAGGTAAAAGAGTATTAAACTGACGACCATTAACTATATTTTTATTAACCATTCCTATATACTTAGGTTCAGTTAATAACCATAAAGAATCGTCTACCAATTTCATTACACCTTCTAACACAAATACATCTCCATTGTTATTAGAAAAAGCAACTCTCGCAGTATTTGATTCAGGGTCTACAATTTTTACATTAACTTTATCTTCTCCTTTTACTCCAACCAATAAATCCCCTGTAGGAAATATGTAATTTTCCATACCTATGCTATCTAACATTCCTGCAGGTCTTAAACCATCTACATTTAATTCCTCAGCAGTAGCTATGTTAGCATATCGCATAACTGCTCTATATATAGTACCACCAGCACCATCAGCATCAGCATAATCAAATAATCCTTCAGTACTATATTTTGGCATTCTTATGTCATATGTCTTTGGAGCATCAGAAGGAGTTCGTGGAAAGAAAGTTCCTAATTCTAATCCTTCAAAACGAGTATCTTCTTGTCTATATCCGTCAGCATGAAAAGCTAAATACAATGTAGGTAAATAATCACCTTTGGTCATTTTAGAATATCCTGCATTAGTATTATTATCTAAATCAGACGACCCTTGAAATATACCAATTCGTAACAAAGTTTGAGCATATTCAGTAAGTACAAAATTATCACCTACTTTTCTAAACAAACCAACATTTATTCTATTTCCGTGTTCATCGGTTTGTTCTAATAAAAAAGTACTATATTTATATTGATTCTTTTTTAGTTTTCTTATACCCCATTGTTCTAATAATGGATTTCTAAGTTGTCCATTTATTGTAACAAAACCTTCACTAAGACGTTTAATAAAACTAAAGTGACTGTTATTTATCCAGTCACTTTGATTATTACCATATATATTTCTAGTATTGTTATCTGTATCAGAAACAGTGAATTGAGAAAAAGCATTAGCGAGCTTAATAACAGTGTCATTTATAGTACCAGTTAAAAAGCCTCTATCTTTTATTGTATCTATATCATCATATTCTGATACAGGAATATCCTCTCCTAATTCTTGAAGTCTATCTCTTTGTTGATTTTGTATTTCAGCATGACGTATCTCACTGAGTATGTCTTCATAGTTAGTTTTACAATTAGTTGCATCATTTCCTATAAGAGTCATCCAACTCATAAGGGTATTTAATTGATTGAAAGCATTGGTAATATTATCAACAACTGCATCATTTCTCTCTATAGGGGAGTTAATAACATAAGCATATACCATATCTTCCGTTATAGAAGGAAAATATGATTTCATAAACCTAGCTACATTAGCAATAGCTATATAAAGTTGTTCATTTATGTAACGCTTAAATTCTTGTTCTGTTTTAAATAATTTTTCTCCTTTAGAATTAGTTTCATCTAAAGGATTTTTAATTATTCTACGAAGTTCACTTCTACTTTTAGGAATTTGATTAGTAGAAACTAAGTATCTATGATAACGGTCAATAAGAGGATTTAAACTATTATAACATATACCTTTTTCTAAGGCAAAAGTATAAGAATCATAATCTAATATAGTACTCTGAATGTCATCAAAAAATTGGTCTCGAATTATAATAGTTGCATCAGTTTTTTTATTAGCTTGTCTTATTTTACTTTTACCATCTTCTAGTACTACTTCATCTTTTGAAAACAATGCTTGTCTAAAATCATGCATAAAAGCATTACAGAAATCAGAATCATTAGCTAAATCGTAGGCTAATTGAGCAAAAGCTTCAAAACCTTTAACTGTTTTACTTAAATTTCTAATTTCTTTAATCATTTTGACAGGGTTGTCAAAAGTAACTTTTTGTCTTATAGCTTTTACACATTGTTCAAAATTCATACAATCTGGTATACCATAAGAATTGGAAGTATCTTTTGATCCTGGAATAGGTTGAGTTAAAACATCAAGGCTATTGAAGTAATTTCTAATTCTTTCAGAAAAAGCTTTAAGATAAGAACTAGTTTGACCTGAATGATTATTATAAGCACCTATAACATCAACAATATCAGGTTCTTCAGTTTCTTTCATAGTTTTATTTTCGCCTTCTTCTCCTTGCCCTTCAGTTTCGCTACGTTGTTCTTCTGCTTTACTTGCATCTATGACACTATCAAGTTCTTTGTCTAAACTTCTTTTTATAGATTGTAAACTTTTATTACTACTTAAAACTTCGTCAATATATGTGGAAGAATAATAACTTTCTGGGTCTACAAGACCACTAGTTTGTATATCAGAACAAAATAGTTCTTTCCATACAGCAAGTTTATTTGCTGCTTGCCTACTTTTATTAACTCCTCCTAGTATTTTATCTAGATAAGCAGCCTTGTCATTAGCCTCTTCATAACCACCTTTTAAATCTTCTTTAGTTCTGTTACTTACAATTTCAGCTTCAGTAAGTATATGGTCTAACCATCTATCTTTAAGCAGTCTAATATAAGGATCTAATCTATTTCCTTTAAGTTCTATTCCTTTATCGACTAATTCATTATGAATCTTCAACAATACATCTCCAACATGACGAACTCCATTTGTTCTTTCAATATCAGAACTATATCCATAAAAGCTAGACTTATCATCTGCAAATTCTCTAGAAGTAAAATCTGCATCAGGATACTTGCCATAGTAAAATTTTAATACTTCTGGAACTAACTTTCTAGCTTGAGCTATAGTAAATTTGGTGTCAGTTATATCTATATTGACATCTTCACCTAGAGTTCGTTTTAAATGATTGACAAGTTCTGAATCAAACTGACCATCTTTATAAAGTATTGTAAAAATATTATCTCTGACAGTAACATTGGGAGTTTTTTCTCCCAATGCTTTAAGAAATTTGTTACTTGTTTTTATACCACAAACTGTATTAGCCATAATATTTAATGTTTAGATTTAACACTTAATTTCATAAATACCTTCTTCCATAGCTTGTTGATAAGCAATTTTAGATTCTAAAGGTAATTTATTTTTAGTATGATTTGCATCTGTAATTCTTACAAAACCATTTTTATCAGGAATATTACTATTATCATTCATAGAATAGTCTATAGGAAGTATCATAGAAGGAGATGCATCATCATTTTCTACATCATCATAATCATCGTCACTATCATCATTTTCAGCAGCATCTGCATCTGGATCATATTCATCATCAGATTCATTATCATCACTACTTGGCTCATTGGATTCATAATCAGATTTATTAGCATCGTCTGATTGCTTTGGTTCATCAGAAGTATTATCATCTGTTTTCTTGTCAGAAGATGTTGATGAATCAACATTTTGATTATTCTTTACAGGGGTGCTATTGTCAAGATTAATATTAGTATCTAGAAGATCTCTAAGAATATTCAATTCTCGTTGCAAAAGACTATCATCTCTAACTTTGTCCCAACCAAAAAGTTCTCTAACAAAATTAAGAATTTTATCAAATAGAGATTCTTTTTTATTATCTGTAGTTCCAACGGAAGTTATAGCATTTAATATATTATATACTGATTTAGAAGTTAAACTTTCAGCTAAAAGTTCTTCACCAAGTTTCTCTTTTTTAGTATATATATTTAATGCTTTAGCAAAATAGTTAACATCCTCTTCTGTTATACCATATTTATCCAAATCTTTAGCTAATTTATGGTCTAAAATCCAATCATTAGCCTTTTTATAGATATTATAAAGTTCATTTATTATCTTTTCTCTAACATCTTTAGGACGTGCTGCAAATTTATTATGAATATTTTCATGAATTAATGTTTGAATTGCTGCATTTCTTACACCTTTGTAATTAGAAGATATTGCATTAAGCCAATATGCTCCAACTACAACATGTCCTTTTGGCACAGTAGGACGTTTAGCTTCATTTTGATTTTCAAGTTCTTCTGTATATGTTCGTCTATATCTTCCATCTAATGTTCCTCTAGCCCAAGCTACTGCACCTATCCATTCTCTTTTATCACTGTTATTCTTTTTTCTAAACCCGTTTAATAAATTGTCATAATCAATAATATTTGGAAAGAAATCAGATATATTACCATTTCTATTTAATACTTCAGCAAACGTATTTTGTTCATCAGTGTCAAATACAAGTTTAACTATATCTTCTATAGGGTTAGTTTTATTTGAATTAACTACTTGACGAATGTTATTCATTCTATTTACAACCTCTGGACTATCATCATCTAAATGAACATAATCATTAGAAGATGTATCAGTACTAGAAGTAGAAGAAGTAGAAGTTATATTATTACTGTTATGCAAAGATATATAAATATTATTTAATGGTGTGTCAGTTTCTGAAAATTTTTCAAAATTTGTTCCGTTTTGTGATTTTTTAAGATTTACTCTAACTAAATTGTTTTTAATAACAAAATCACTATAACTATCATATACCATGGAAGTACTAGTTCCAGGAACATTAACAACAACTTTATCATTTATTCTAGTAATCCATCCATTTAGTTGAGTACTTCCTGGAATATTATCTCTTCGAATAGCATCAAATGACACATTCATCATAACTTTAGGTTTAATAAAATTAGCAAATGCTTGACCTATACTATCTGAAAAGCCTTTTTCTTTTTCTACCCAACTTTTATTATTTGTTGTAGAGTCTATAGTTAAAGCTCTAACGAAGTATCCTATTTGTTCTATACCTGCTTTATTTGTCCAAAGTTGTATAATAAAACTTTCTTTTTCTCCTGTATTTCTATTAGTAAAATCTATTTGAATACTATTATTAGGTCCATTTTTAATATAAAATGCACCTCCGTTAGCACCTCGTAATAACGCTGTAGGAGAATAAGCTGTAGCTCTAAGACTATTATTTATATGAATTATATTTTTAATAGTTTTTTCTATATCTACAAAATTCTTTCCTTGGAATACACCGTTTAGATGTGTCAGAGCAGCAGACATCATCCCTTTTACAAACTTGTTATCTTCATATGCTTGATCTACAGCAGTAATAGGAAACAAAGCTGTATGTGTAGGAGTTCCATTTTCATTATAAACTGTTAAAAAAGTACTAAGAGGACTATAAGCATTTTCATTATAGGTCATAATACCTTTTCCAGCTATAACTATAGAATTAGCAGCTTCTGCAAAACTTATATTAGCTGTAGTTGAAGCAGCTAATGCTTCTTGAACTGGAACACAATCATTATACGTAACACTACCAGTGCCTGATGCTTTAACATTTGGAACCATTACACCTCCTGTAATTAAACTAATAGTAGCTGTAGGATGAGTATTCAAATCAGCACCAGCTATCAATTCATCATTTATAGTAGTAAACCAACTATCTATATTATCAATGACTGCTTGTTTATTAGCAGCTGGATCTGTAGTAATATTTATATCTTGAGCATAATTAAGAAGTTCATCTAAATGGTCTAATAATTCTATATCTAATTGAGGTTTGCCTTTAGAAGAATATATCAAATTTTGATAGTTATTTTCACCTTTAGAATTATCTATTACTTGTTTTATTATTTTGTTATTTAAAAACTTATTCCAAACTACAGTCCTAATATTTTTATCAGTATCAAATGCACCAGACTCTTTAGAAACATGATAATAATATAAAATATCTCTGAACTGTTTTGCACTATCTTCATCAGATGTTAATAGTCTAACAAACAAATCTCTAAGAGGAGAATGTCCCTGATTATCAAATCTAGCAACCCATCCTCTAGTTACATAATATGGTTCTCCAAATGGACTAAAATTTGTCTTAGGATAAAAACCTATTATTTGTCCATTTTTAGCTAAACCAACTCTAGTATTCATAAGCTTATCAGCATTAACTCCTGCAGCAGTTAAAAATGGACTTCCCTCTAAACTTACAAATTCTAGTGTGTCACCTTCTTGTAAACTATTATAAGCATCTAAAAATTCCTTTCTAGCATCATCTCCAAAATTAGGGTCATTTACATAATCCCAAACTTCTCGCATCATTGCTCTTATAGGAGCAACAAATTTATGATTATTATGTCGTTTAGTAGAAGAAGCGTTTATATTAGGCAATACGTTGTTACTATTAACATCATTAATATCTACTAAAATATATTCATTTTTAGCAAATATATCAGTTAGTAAATAGTTTTTAACAACATTATACATTGCTTGTGCTGTGGTAGTATCAACAGTATCGCCAAAAGCATTATTACAAAGTTGCAATATATCTGCAAGTTTTATAACTTGCTTGCCATCTACTACAGGTAAAGTAACTAATTTTTTATATTCATCTAAAAATGCTTTAGCACTAAGTTTGAAAGCAGTAGAAAATTTTATAGTAACTGGGTCAAGTAATTTACTAGCCATAGCTAAAGAAGCACCAGCTTGATTTATCCCAAGAAGATTACTAAATTTACTACGCATATCTACTATTTTTCTAAATTCATCTAGCCATAAAGAATTAATAGAATCTGATTGTCCTATTAATTCATGCAATTTATCTAATACTAAACTTTCAAATTCCTCTTCATCTAATTCTGGAGCAAATACATCTTCTCTACTAATTTTTTTATCAGTATACAAACTATGTAGAACACTAAGTATCGAAGTATTAATACCTTGTTTTATAGTGTATTCACTTATAGCTTGAGCATAACCATATTCTAATTGTTTCTTTACAACATAATAACTAATAAAATCCTCTAACTCTTCATTTACTCTAAGCCAAGGATCTAGTGTAGCACGTAAAACACTATTTAAATCAGTAAAATCGAAATTGTATGGAAACGGTTTGATATTTCTATTATTATGTTCTTGAACAACAATACTAAAAGCTTCATCTAATAAATCTTGAACACTTATAGGATTGTTTTCATCATACAATATGTTATATTTTTGTATATCTTTGCCTCCTAGTTTTAATCCATGACCAACAGTTACTGTTTTATGAGTACCTCTATGTTCTTCTGCAGCACTCCTATAAGTAGTGGTTTTATCCTTTTTGTATTGGTCAGGAGTAGTATCATCAGAGGATATATTACTATCCTCTACAGGGGTGCTAGTTTCTTCGTTTGTATTATTATCAGTTTTATTTTCAGCAGCATTGTTGTTATTAGTTTGTTCGATGTCTTGCCCCCCTGTAGAAGAATCTTGTGGATTTGCTTCAGTATCATCTAATCTAACAATTTGTAATACACCTTTTTTAACTAGATTATATCTGCCAGTACTTTCATCTTTTTCAAACTCAGGAAGTTCTATAAATTTCCAACCTACATCAGGATCTCTATAATCTAACTTATCTGGATCCAATATAAATCTTAAAGCAGTTGTACCAGCAAAATATCCCCCTATTGCTTGTATATTAGGGTCATTTACATCAAGAACATATCGACTATCTTCAGTTTCTAATATGTGAATAGGAATTGAACGACCTCCACTAGGTTTATTAGGGTCAAGAAAAGAGAATACGTCAAGAAAAGAGGATACGTCATCATCAAATACAGCATGAACTTCTATTGGTGTAGCTCCTTGTTTTATATTGACAGATTCTTCTTGCTGATTATTAGAATCAGTAGTAACATCAGCATTAGAACTGTTATCAGTGCTAGATGAATCTGTAGAAGGATTTTGGGAATCAGTAGTATCAGTAGTTGCAGTAGAAGCTTCAGGATTATCAATAGCATCTATTGCATCACTTACACTTAACGGTTCGGTCGTCGAATCGGCGTTGTTATTATTGTCAGTATCGCTATTTTGTGACCCATCGTCGCTCGTAGTGTTTTGCATATTGGTAGATGAAGAATCGTCCGTTGAATTGTTTTGCGTGTCTGTATCGTTATTTTCATTTTTTGTAGAAGATTCTCTTCTTTTTCTATCATATTCTTTTTGACTTTCTATAACTGACATAATATCTCTAGCAATACCTGCATTAGTCGCATGACTAAATTTAAATACATCTAATGCTGACATAAATGTTTCCACATCATTAGGGTCAGTCATAAATGTTTCAAGAATCTTTCTACTTTCTACAGGATTATTATTCATTGCAGCTTCATATAAAGCTTCTTCTATACCTTCAGCATTTTGTTCTTTATATTTATTGAAAAGTTCTCTAAAAGTTTTATCTGCTTTTTGAATTGCTTTTTCTCTAGCTTCATTCAAACTTGTATGAATAGAATCAAGTTTAGTTAAAAATTGGTCTTTAGTAACTGCAACGTTTGATAAACTATTATATTTTTTGTATTCTAAAACAGTTCTATTAGCATAATGTTCAAACAATGTAGGAAACTGATTTGTTAAACTATCAACTTTAGCATTGTCTTTTACATCAGCATCTAATTTAGATGATTGTATAGATATAGATTCTATATCTTCTTTAGTAAAAGCTTTACCTGTATTATTGATAAGTTTCTCATATTCTTTTATAATGTCTTCATCTGATTTAGCGAAAAACTCTGGATTAGACTTTCCTTGATATTTTATACTTTCGTTACCACTGGCATCACTTGTTATTACTTTCTCATAATATTGTGCCATTTTTATTGCACTAAGTACTGCAGCATTACCAGCATCAAGTTTACGTAATTGAGTAACTATACCTCGTTGATTAGATTCTATTTGATCTATAGCTAGTTTTTGTTCCAAGCTACTTTCTACATTTTCTTTTATATAATTTTTATCAGCTTCTAGTCTAGAATAAATATCTATCAATACATGGGCTTTAGTACTAGCTTTAGCTTGAGCCATTTTCTGTTGATAATCACGCTTTTCATCTTCATCAGTTAAACTATTTAGTATTCTTTGTTCTTCTTCTGCTGTTTGTTTATCAAGTCTTGCTAGTTGTCTATCTACTACTCTACTATTTATAATTGCATCTGTATTAGCTTTAGCTATCATGTTTATATATTGAGTAGGAATGTTCATTTCAAAATTCCCACTAGCATTTATCACAGTAGCCATATCTCTAGCTAATGTAGCTTGCTCATAGTAAACATCTCTGACTTCATTTAAATCATTTATAGTTTCTGCAACATACGTATCAACATTACTTTGATTTGCTAAACCTAATTCAATCATTGCTTCTTTCATAGGTTCAGAACGAAAATAATCTACAAGTAAATCAAATGTGCCACTGGCTATAGCATCTGCAGCAAGTTTATCTCTGAATTGTCTTATTCTTTCATCCTTAGCTTCTGCTTGTTTTACTTCTATAGCTTCATCAGTTCCTTCAAATTTTTTATATGATTGGTCTGAATTAGGCTGTCCAAAAATATCGTAACCTTGAGTTATAAGATCTAAATTAGAAAGAAGATTTTCCCATTCCTGTGTTCTTCCACCTATTACAGTCTTAGCAGCTTTTACTTCAGGCATATCAAGCAAATCTATAAAATCATTGGAATCTTCATCTGGTACATTGTATCCTTTTTCTTTAAGCTCTGCTCTTAATGCTTTTCTCTTTGCTTTAGCTTGATGTCTATTTAATGCTGAACCTCCAGCATTAAATACAACACCACCCATAACTCCCCAAAATGCACTTTCCCATAATTCAGGAGCATCCATATAATTTTTAAAAGTATCATAAGGATGCAACCAAACATCAGTTGCATTTTGAAGAAATCCTTTTTCTCCATGAGTATTACCTTCTAAAAGCATTTTACCATAAGTAATACCTTCTTGTTGTGCTACATAGTTTACTGCTTCTTCTATACCTTCAGTAGATTCTTCCAGTGCTATTAAACCATAGTCTTTTGCAGTATTTTTAGCAGTTTTAAAAAATTTGCCAATTATACTAGGTTTTTTAGCAACTTCTTTTGCTGCTTCAGCTGTATTCTCTGCTACTTTAGTACCTGGTTTTTTAAGACCTTTTAAATCTTCTATACTTTTTCTTTGAGATGCTTTAACTTTTCCTTTTGTTATTTTAGGAACTTTATTTCCTAAATTACCTAAACTCCATAATTGAATAACATCAAATATAGTATTAGCAAAGTCCATTCCAAAAGTTTTGTCAGCTGCTTTTCTAGCAATAGCTTTAGCTACTTGTTCTTTATTTGTAGTATCTACGCCTTCTAACAATGCTTGATTCGTTTCTACCCAATTATTATAATCTTCATCAGTCATGTTAGCAAATTTATTTATAGCATTGTCATAAGTTTGCTTATGAACATCTCCAGCTTCCTGATAATTTTCCATAGTACGCATAAGTAAAGCTTCTGTTGTAACTTTACCTGCAGCGTTAGCTGTTGTAAGAAATTTATCACTATTTAAAAACTTTTGAACTCTATTTAAATCAGATATACTTTCTAGCTCTTTTGCTTTTTGTATTTTACCCATTCCAGTAAGAAAACGTCTAGCTTTAGAAAGTTTTTCACCTGCTCCAACAGCTTTACCTAATTTTCCTAAACCAGCAGTAACACTTCTAGCAGGAAAAAGTAATGTTAACGAACTAGCAATACTTGGTATATTCTTTGCCCACCAACCTACGTCTCCTAATCCACCATTGTCAATATTTAAATTAGGATCAGAATGAATAGGCATAACATCTTCATTGAACCAATCTTGTGCTTTAGCTACACCTTGACTAAGAACATTATTATAATTTGAATCTATTAATCCAATTTTCTCTCCTAAAAATCCAAGCAAATCTGTAAAACCTTTTACTGTACCTAATCCTATTTCACTAACTACAGTTTGACCTACAGAATTAAATATTTTTGCCCAACCACTTTGTTTATCTGCTAGTTCTTTGTCTAAATCTATTCCAGGTCTTGGAGAAACACCATAGTCTTGATATTTTTTAGTATCTCCCATTAACCAAAAATCACTAGTGGAACCATAAATTCCACTAGCTAAACTATTTCCAACAACATTAGGATTTGACGATAATATTGTAGGAGGTTCGTCATTATTCTTTTTCTTTCTTTTATCATAATTAGGATTAGGTATTCTATACCCACCTTCATCAAATATCTTATCAATATCCATACTATAGTTCGATTAATAGATTTATACTATTCTTAATATAAGTTAAAAGTTCATTTTTTTCTTCTTTTAGAAATTCTTCTTCTCTACTAGAATCCAAACCTAAAGTCTTTTGAACACTAATTTGTTGCATCCATTCTGGAAACAATTCATATAAGGCTGAATCTACAACTCGCTCAATTTGGAAATCCATATTTCTATTAGGAGAAAAATTACCATTCGGATCATAGTTAGAACGTAATGCTTTATCTATACATCTATCTATAATAATTTTTCTATTTCTTAAATTTTGAGCTTCATCTACGGATATATATTCCATAGTAGCAGGAGAATTTCCATGCTGAGTAAAATGCTTTACAGTTGTATAATCAGTATTTTCTTCATCATAGACTGGTTCCAACCATTCTTTTGTGCCATCTATACTTTTTGATACATCTAAAGGAGTATGATGAATAAGCATTCTTCCCATATCTGTAGCAGCTATAGTTTTATTATCATTGTATAATGCATCATCATAGTCACTACCATCTTTAGTAAAATCTACAACGAAAAACTCACGATACATCTTTTCATCAGAATCTTCGTTTTCTTTATCTGCAAGACCTATTATAAGTCCAATTTGATCACCTCTTCTACCCATTTCATATACTACTTCTTTACCGTTTTTAATATTGTAGTTTATTAAATCTCGAAGAGGATATTTTTCATCATCCGTTAATTTATGTAACACTCCTCTAGCTGCAGCTGAAGCATTAACATCATTTCCATAAACTTCATAATTAGTATAATTAGCACTACGTATATGATCCATTATAGCTTGTTCATCTCTAGCTTTATAATTTTTATAATGTTCATTATCTAACATATTATTAGCATATAAATCTTCTATATGTTGCAATGAAGCCGTTCTCATACCAAGTTTCTGAACTGGCATAGTAACACGTCTATCTTCTATAGTGCCTAGTGCTTTATTATATTCTTCTTCAGCTCTATCAACTAAATCTAAAATATTTGATAACGCTACATTTTTTTCTTCTATAGTAGCATCCTTAGTTTCATCAAAGTTAGTATTTAACGGAGTAAGAGCACTAGGACTAGTCAAATTTATAGTATGATCTCCTTTGAATTTCCATCTATATTCTCCATTCTTAGGATTACCATCTAATGGCATTCTTCCTCCAACAAGACTATGATTGGTATTTGTATCTACGAGAGCTTTTAAAACTTTTACTACAGTATCTGAATTAGAAGAATCTATTTCTAAGTTTCTTCCATAATCGTTATGAGAAGTATTATAACCTATACTTATTCCCATACTAGCTAATTGGGAATTAGCTTTAAGAGGATCAGAACTAAGACCCAATTGAGTTTTAAATAAATCTAAAGCATCATCCATGTCAGATTCATCCTCTGCTAATTCATCTATGCCAAATAAACCATATCTTTTATGTTTAGTACCTTCTATGTCAATTCTAATTTTTCCATCACTGTCAGTTAAAGCATTAATATAATCACAAAATTCCTTATATGGTCCAGGTTTATCAGCTAAACTATTTCCATTAATATAGTCACTTCTAAATTTAATTAAATCTTTATCGACATAAGGATTATGCATAACCATATTATATTCATATGATTTTTCTTCTAATTGTCTACAAAGATTTTGAACTTGAGGAATACGTTGTTTATCAACATTAAAACTTTTTATATAATCTCTAGCTCCTAAATAATCATTATTATTTAGAAATTCTTGATACTTTCTTTCAAACGTATCTTTATCATCTTGACACCATTCCATAATAATTATTTTATTTAAATCCTAATATAGAACTAGCTTCTTCGGGTTTAGTAACACCTATATGAAACGGCTTACCTTCTCTAGTTTCATCAGTTGGGTCTTGATCTTTATAATGAGTGGGAGTTACACCTAAATTATCAGGATCTTCACCGTTTGTTCCTTTGCCATCAGCTGCATTTTTAGCAGCTCTAGCGGCTGCAGCTTTAGCAGCGTTATCTTGTGGAGCAGATTTATCAGCCGTACTTTTCTTAAATACATTATTCGCAGTTGTATCATACTTAGCTGCACTAAGTATTGTATCATTCATAAACTTTTTTGCTATGTCTAAAGCTGTAGTATGTTTATAACCGCCATATTTATCATGAAACTGTTCATAATATTTTAAGTTTTCTATTATTCTTTCTCTCTGGTCAGGGTCTGTAGTAGTTTCTAATTCAACTCTATATTTTCTTTCTTCATATTCTAAGTTATCTCTTTTTTGAATCAAAGCTTGATTATTTCTATTAGCCCATTCTTCTAAATTCTTTGTAAGTTTCTCTTTGGATAATATTACTGTACCTGTTTCAGTTGTTATTTCAAGTCCATTAGCACTAGCAGTAAAAGAACTAAATTGTCCACCTCTGTAAGTTTCACTATCATTTTTATTTGTAGTGCTATTAGTAGTTTTTTGTTCAGCAGCAGGAGATATAATTTCTTGCATTCCTGCTTTCCAATCAACATCTGCTACAGGCAATCCACTAACTCCAAACTTCATACTAGTAGCATAAGGCTTGTAACCAGTAACATTACCGTTATCATCGTAGGTTAAATTAGTTTTAAATTTATTTTCTGATTCCCAACGTTCTATTGTAGTAGGCTCTAAAGTTTTATCAGTTCGTACTTTATCTCTAATAGTTTTATATTCATTCCATGCATTTTCTCTAGCTGTTGTTTCAGCACTAGTTTTAAATTTATTAGCACCATCAATAGCAGCTTTCATAGCACCTTGCATATCTCCTCTGCTACTAGCTTCATCTATTGAAGCATTGACTTTTTGCAACTCCGAATCAAACCATTGTTGAGTTTCAGCATCATCTCCAAAATTCTTACGAAGCTCTTGAAAAGTATTATGAAGATCTTTAGTTTCAGCTATAGCTTTATTTTCTCTATCTTCATAAATTGCTAAAGCTTTTTGAGTAATATTTGGGTCAGGAGCTTCAAATTTAAGTTCTTGAGGTTTCCAACGATTAGTTGTAAAACTAACTTGTGGAATAGTAAATTTACCGTATTGACTATAATCTGCCATAATTATCCAAATTTAATGTCAGGAAAACCTTGTCTTAATCTAACTCTTTCTTCAGGACTAGCAGAAGCATATACTGTTTTAACATATCTTGGGTCGATATTATATCCTGCAGACTTTCTATATAATAATGAATTAACTTGAGCACCAGGAGTTCCTAAAGCAAGACTATTTAAATAATCCATATCACTCTTGTATGCTGTTTGCCAAGCATTATAATAGTTATTTCCACTGGTAGTAAAAGCACTACTATATGCATCAGCAGTAGCATTATAAGCATCAGCCTTTGTACTAGCTTCATTAATAGCCATTTGAGATTGAACATCAGCTGAACCAAGAGTACCTTTATTTCTAATATCGTTATCATACTTAGCAATATCAGCTCTAATATTTGCAAGACTTTGTCTAAGTTGATTAGAAGCTTGAATATTAGCAGCAGCCGCTTGATTAATCATTTGATTATTCTTCTGCTTTATATCTTCTTCTCTATTAGCTTGGTCTGCATAAATTTTACTTCTATTTTCTTGAGCAATTTGTTCAACAGAAGCATTTCTATTAAGTCTAGCAGCAGAACTTAAAGTATTGTTATTTATAGCTTGTTGCTGTCTAAAAGAAGTTCTATTAACATCTTGTAATTGAGGATTAACATTTACATTAGCAGAACGAATAGCAGGTAAATAATGAGCAGATCGCCACTGATTAAGGTCATTAAGTCCTAAACTATCTGGATCAATTTGTTGCAATCTATTATAAGCATCGGTCATTATACTAGCTGCTTTATTGTAAGCATTAGATAATTTGTGTTGACCAATAAGATTACCTATATGCTGTATTCCAGCTCCTAAAAAATTAACACCTGTATTAATAGCTAAAGCACCATATGGAGAATTCCAAAAATTGGATTTATAAGAAGTATTTCCACTTCCTACAGTTCCTGGTACTCCAGTATTTGGATTAGTAAGTTGAGGAGCTTTTAATAAATCCTTGCCCATAGTCCAACCTCCAACACTAGCATTATCGCCTCCGCCCATTATGTTAACATCTGGAATACTAGCTCCAATACTAGGATTAAATGCGGAATTAGAAGGGACATTATAATTTTGTCTAGGTACAAAAACTTGTAAAGCATTAGGAACATAAGGAACATTGTTTTGAGCAGCTATAGCTTGACTTCTTACTATATCTGATTCATACAAATCTGGTTGTAAAAAAGGAGTAATATTTTCATTATCATAATAAGTTGTGTATCTATATGGTATAAAATCTCCTAACCTAGCTTTAACTCTACCACCACATCTTAATCTTTTAGCAAAACTAGCTTTTCTTCTTTTTGCAGCTTCTTGTATATTATAAGCATCTACAGGATGAACACCTCGATTGATTAGTCCAGCAGGATTAATACCGTTAATAGTATGCTTAGAAATAAAATACCCGTTATCTGGAGTTACAAGAAGATATTCTCCTTGACCAGTACTTTGATTTCCTTCTCCTTCAACTATGCCTCCATTAGCAAATTTAAATCCTACACCACTCTTATATTTACCACCACGAGTTTTATGTTTATGCTCATGATTATCACCGAGAATCTCATAAAGGTCATAACCTTCAGGAGTGCTGCCTTGATAGGCAACACCTCCACCATCAGTAACTTCGAAAGGCATATTATAGCCCCCCGTTAGAAGAACTGTGGGATTATACCCACCATTCCTCATTCTTTTCTTAATATTACCACCTCGTTTTACCATAATTCTTCCTTCAGCAGCACGTTCTTTAGCAGATTCATTACCAGCTAACATCTGAAGATTCATTTGATTAGTGGTAATTGCATCAGCTATTTTATTACTTGTTTCTTTTTGTATTTCAACTTGTTTTTCTTGAAGTCTATTATTATTTTCATTTTGTTGCTCTAATGCTCTAGCTTGTTCTTCTGCTTGTCTTTGTATACTATCAGCTTGTTGACTAGCAGCAGCAGCTTGAGCAGCAGCACCAATACCTGCACCAGTTATTGTAGCGGCAGCTTGAATACCAGCAGCAGCTAATGCTGCTCCAGCTTCTGGTAGACCAAAAATAGCTTTAGGTCTAGCATTTCTTAATTTTATTTTTTTAGTTCTCATTTGTATGGAGTTGTTATAAACATTACATTTTCTAATTTAAAATTAACTCTAGAATCTAAAACAAATCTACCTATAAAATATTTTCCATATATAAGAGATTTTAAATCAGCATTAGGATATTGATCAACTCTGCCATCAATACTTTCTAGTTCATAAATCAAATCTTCTTTATACGGTTTAGGAGTAAATGCTCCTACTGTCAAAGGTTGATTGTTCAATATATTTCTAAAATAATTAAAAGAATATATTCCTAAATTGTAACTAGGATATTTATAAGCGTTTTCACTAGTTATAGTATGGTCATCATCTCTTTCTAATTCTGTAACTTCTTCACCATTTCCTGTTTTGTATAAAGCAAAATCGTTTCTTCTAGTATTTATAAAATTTAAATCAGTAGAAGCTAAGTCACTGTAAATTCTTAACCATTCACCAGGATACGGTTCCCCGTATTCTTCAGCCATGAAAGGTTTAAGAGTATATCGTTTAAGACGACCAACTCTTTCTATATTACTAAGCCATTCATTAGCATATTCAACTACTGCTTTACATGTCCATTGTATAGATTCTAATACTTTAACTTGTTGATATTGCTCATTGTATATAACATCTATAATAGAAGCTTTTATATTATAACCGTCAATATTATCTACTATTTTATTAGGAAATAAATCATCGTATCTATCTAGTTCTTTATATCCTATAGCAGTACTATCTACAACATAAATATTTTTAGTATTCAAAAAATAACATTTGTCTTTAGTTGTTATAGTATGGTCATAATCAAAATCATGAAGACTTACGAAACTGTTAGTTTTCAAATTATAAGACAGTGTAACAAAATGACCGCTAGCAAATTTTATATTAATAAAAAGTCGATCATTATAAAAATCACAAGCAAAATCTATATTAAGCACACGAGAGAAGTTCATCAATTTCTCTATAGGGGAGCTTAATTCTCCAAGTTTATTATCTCCTGCATAACCATAAATTATATTAGAATCTCCATCATAAAAGAAATAGCCAGCTTGAGTAATAATAGAATTACGCTTATCTTGAAGACCTCCATACCCATATTGAGAACCAAACATTTCTTGAATACCAGATTCAAAGGGTTGATTTTCTTTTAATGCTACATCTTCACCGCCGTTAGCAGTGATTGTGTTTGAACCAACAAACCTAAATAGAGCATCTTGTGTATGAACAAGTATAGATTCACCAACAGCAGCTAGATTAGTAATCTTTCCTTTATTAGTAGGAACATTATAGTAATCACCTGATTCAAATCTATAAATATTAACTACAGCTTCATCACCTTCAAGTTTTGAACTACGAACAGTATTATCAAACGTAGTTAAATTCTTACTAGTAAACTTTCTAAAATAACGCCTACTATAAGAATAATACATTGATTTAAGTTCATATATATCTGAAAGCTGAATACTATTTATAGCAACAAGTGTAGCTTTAGGTTTCTCTTGTCCTTCTTCATCAATCAATTTTACTTTTGCTACTACGTCTAAAGCTAATGATATAAAGTTAAGATTGTAATTAGAATAAACTCTATAAAAATTACTATCTTTGTATTGACTCCAAACACCAACTTCTATTTCATCAGCTAGCGAAATAGTATCATTTGTTATAGTTTTTGTATAAACATCTGAATCAGAATAATATAAATCTAAACTATCCAAAGGTTTTTTAACTAAACCTATATATCCTAAAAGATTTTCTTCTTTGTAATCGCCAAAACTATCGTCTTTTATAAATGGAGTACACTTTACAAGTTTTACATCGTCTGCGTCATTTGTATAGGGCAAATCTATAAAAGCGTATCCAGGACTAAAATGATTGTCAACTAAAACAACTTTACCACTACTACCAAACAAAACAAGATACGTACTGTCAAAACTGCCATAATAATTTCCTAACGTTCCACTAGACCAGTTTTTAGAAACTATTGGAAGTTTAGATACAGGTGATACAAGTCTTGTATCTAAATCAATACAATCTCCAACTTTTATATTGTCTAAACTATGTATATTAAAAATTGTAGCAACTTTGTCTTTATAGTGTTGAATAGATATGAAACAAGAATTATATCCTGGTGGATACATTATATTAGAAAATATAGGATATATTATAGTTCCTAAAGCATTAGGTTCTTCTATAGTAATGCCCTCTTTATTTCCTATTTGATACCCATTAGTAATCTCACCATTTTTATTCATATAGTGAATAAAGAATTTATAACTTTGATAAGGTATCAAAGTAGTAAGATTATTCATCTCTTCTACTATTTCAGTTTCGTGGGTATCAATAGTATTACCGTCATAAATTTTAATATTATCAAAGTTGACATCAAATGATATTTCTATTTCATATAATTCAGAAGTATAATTAGGTTTATCACTTTGTCTATCACTTAATCCTTCTGCTCTATAAATACCTTCTACATATTCTTGCTCATGACCACTATAAGTTCCTGAAAGGTCTTTTACCTTTTTTACATACCAAAACTTTCTAGCATAAAATTTAGAAGTTTCTATTTTATTTGTATTAGTATTTATTTTAGCAGTTGCAGTGGTAAATAGGGATGTTATTACATTATCTATATTTTCACTAAATGTGAGAGCTCCAGACATATCCATAATAGCAGCAATAGGAAAAGCAGGATTAAGTTTTAACCAAGTCTTATATCCACTCAATGCTGCAACATCATCAATCCACTGGTCATCGTCAGTAGTTACATAATGCCAATTTGAACTATGACCCACATTGTATAGAGCATTAGCAAATCCTTTATATGTATCACTAGCATTATACTCATAAGCCGAATACATATATTTACCCTCATCTTCTGTAGTTAAATGAATAGGATAACAATTATATCCCATATTTTTAAAAGGACTGTCATAGAACTGATATTGAAGATAAGCTAATATTTCTGGTATATCAGTAGGTTTAGAATTGTAAGGGTCAGATATATAATTAGCAGTCCAATAGTGTTTACGTTCTCTTATATCATAATAAACATTATTAGTATCTTGAACTTTAGTTTTAGTTACGTTTAAAGTTATACCTTTTTTAGAATCGATTTGTATAGAAGTTTCATCGCTAGTTCTAATAAAAGTATTAGCTTGACTAACTAGATTTTTCATTATATCTATAATATCTGTTGAAGATGTTTGATCACCAACAGCAGTTATATAGTTACCATTTCTAGTTACAGGCAAACCATTTATATTAGTATCAAAGTCTAATTCTTTTGTACCTATATTAATTTCTACTGTATCAGCATAAGTTTGCAACAGCGGATTAAAATCAGTTTCTTTATAATTAGCTACATATAGTTTATCTTTGAATGTAGTTATATTTTGAATATTATATAATTGAAAACTCGTATCAGTTAAATCTTCAATAGGTATTTCTTCTATATATGCTTGGTCATAATCAAAGTATATATTAGTTACACCCATATCAAAATGTTTCCAACTTCTAGCATAATTCTCATCATCATGAGAAATAATAAAACCTATTTGGAATTTCTCATATTTTACAGGACTTTCAATAAGTTTTTCTACACTAAAACAAAAACTTCTACCTGCATCATAATCTAAATTAATATAAGACAAACCACCTTGATTTGTCTTCTTACCTTCTCTACTACCAGCAAAAAGTTCTTTACTTGCTGGATACCAAGCAGTATAGTAATTTTCTCTTATTTGATAGCGAATAAAAAATTGATATGTTCCATTTGGTATAGGAGTTGTATGGTAACCAGTAAAATGCAAATTATAAACAGGTACTTCAGGAGTTTGAGTATAAACACTTTCATCGTCATTAATAGATGATTTATTAATGTTTATACTTTTGAATGGAATAAGAGTTTCATCATCTTTATACTCTCCTATATTTAAAATAATGTCACCATTTAAATTAGTAACTGCATTACCAGTTATCTTTCCACCATGACCTGTCCAATTACAATTAATAGGAACAAACTCATTAGTATGTTCATCATAACAAACAATACTATAAACTACAGGTTTATTAACTATAGTAGTTTTAAGTTTTAAAAACAAATAGAATTTAGTATTATAAGGTATATATCCTAATATAGTATATTCAGAGCAACTACTAAAATATGTATAAAGATTAGAATAATTTTCAGTAAGATTATTATACTTTTCTATCTTAGCTTGATATGCATTATTTTGCAATGTTGCTCCATTACTGATACTTCTAAAGTTTCTAAGACAATCTACAATATCATCAGAGAAATCTCTGACGAAAGCAGAAAGAACTTCATACACAGCAGTGCTATAATAATTTCCTATTCTCTCATAAGGTCTTAAATCTACAAAATAAGTATTAAAGAAATTATCATCAAACTCTAAACTACTTTCATTTAATAAAGTAGAAATCAAGTCATAGTATTCCTTATAATAAGTTTTATTTTCATCATACGTTGTAGAACCATCAGTCATAGCTCCTAAACCTGAATCACCAAATTTAGTTTCGTCATATTGCTCTGTAGTAGGATGCCATCTTTGTTGAACATCATTTCTAGCAACAGCATTAAAGAAATCAGCAGAAACAAAAGGAAATTTGAATCTATTAGTTTTGGATGTCATAAGATTTAAAACTGCAGTATAATTATCAGTCTTAAAATTATCAACATCTTCAGGATAAAGTTCTATATAGTTTTTTGCTGTTACATACTGAGAATCATTAAACTTTTCAGTAGATACATAATCTTTAAGTTGTTGCAATTTATTAAACTCGTCTACTTCTATATTTATAGTACTACCAATCTTAGTGTATTTATTAGCTTCTGCACTATATGCACTACTAAGAGTAAAACAAGTTTTAGCAATAACAGACATGTCTAAAGGAAGTCTAGTAAGACCAGTATCTCTACTTATAGTACCATCTTTAAGTAGTCTAATATTTTTTGCAAATACTAGACTATTATTCTTAACTAACTGAGGAGTTTTATTTAAATTAAGTTCACCTACTATATGTCCCATAATTAATCTCTAGGTCTAAAAGTACTATTATAAAAGAAATTAGCCCAACCTTCATTTTTGTTTTTACTAATATCCATTTTAACAGCATTAGCAGCTTTAGTTTTAAGAAGACTCCACTGAATAAAAGGATTAGTAACTTGACTGTTAGACTTTAAATCATATACTGGATGCTTACTTCCACGACTTAAATATTTAAACATACAATACCAAGAAAGAGCTTCAAGAAGAAGACCATTGTCGTAGATATAAGGACACTCACAATTATAATATTCATCATAGTATGTAGCAGTTTCATAACTTTCTACAACTATGCTATCAGTATCAAAATTCAATTCTATGTTGTTTCCATCTAAAACAAAATTTCTACCACTAGCAGAAGTTACAGTACCTATTAAAACAGTATTAACTCCTGACTTGTTGGTAGAATCAAATACACCTATTTCCTTGTTATCAGTATTTCCTACAGGGGTGCTAGTATTGCATCTACAGTTATCAGCTTTACCAAAATTGTTATTACAATTACATCCTTTACTACTATCAAGTTCTTTTATTTCATTGCCATTACTATCATAAACTTTAAGTTCTGTAGCATTAAGTTCACAAGGAAATTGAGCTATTCGTTCTGATACTTCTAATGTTCTTCTTTTCTTTTCAGAAGGTAGAATTTTCATTTGTGAAAGAGCATCAGTAACCCAAGCAGCAACTCTAGGAATCCAATCACTTTCACTAATATTAAAGTCATTGTCTATTTTTCCTATTAGTCGATGTAGCGTTAATTGATTTTTGAGCTTCATTTCTTATAAATTTAGTATATAACATTTTATTAACTTTATTACAAAGAGTTAATTTAGTTTTTAAATCTACAGAAAGTTCACAAATTTTATCAATATCGCCATTACATTCTTTTATCAGATCTTCATTAGTTTTACCTCTAACTTCAGCTCCTCTATAATCAGTAATGTCTAATTTAAGTTTTCTACCATCTATAAGCTTGCAATTAATAAGAGGTATCTCATAACAATATTCATTATTCATAAACACTCTTACATCTTCAGCTTTGTATTCTAAACCATTTCTAGCACACCAATCAGCTTCTTCTTTATTATAAATTCGTTTACCTTCTTTTATTAACTCTTCTTTTCTTCTTTTTGTAGCAGCATAATCTAAAGGTCTTTTAGGATTATTTAGATGACAACGGTTAATACATATCCAACCCATATTGTTATCAAATACATAACCAGCACCATCTAATATTAACTTCTTATGAACCTCTGTATAATATGCTTTTAATATATCTTTGTATTGATACAAGCCTAAGCTTAATATCTTATCTACTAAAGCTAAATCCTTTTTGTATAAGTATATTTGTTTTTGATATTTAGCTAACTTATACAAATCATATAAGTCTGCAACCAACTCATATTCATCGCGTCTATTAACAAAAGCACCTTTACTCGCTTTAAGAAAAGTTCCAGTACTATATTCATTATTAACAAACTCAGGATATTTTGTCAAATCAAAAGAATAGTCTTCTTTATATTTAGTTGCATTATCTTTTATTTCATTATATAATTGACTACATTCTTTTTCTAGTTCTTCTAGTTGTGTAGTAATATTATTTTTCTTGTCTTTACATACTTCCATAAGATGTTTATAGTATGTACGAAAATTAACAGGAGTATTTTTTATCGCCATAATTAACTAGCATATTGAATAGTTGAAGGAATTTCATTTGTTTCACGAACAGTAGAAAGTAAATCTCTCTTATAAATAATATCTTTAATCTGTCCTAACATATCCTCTGAAATTAAATATTCGTTTTCATCCATGTAAGCATCAAAACCATCTATATCTCCATTTGTTATAGATATATAATTAGGATGTTCAAATGCTGACTCTATGATAATTTTATTAAAGTTTAAAGTTTTATTATCTGGTGGAAATATATAAAGATACTCGTTAATATAATCATAACAAGGCATCCCACATAATCCAGGAACAGCTCCTCTAAATCTAGCAGTAGTTTCTTTTATAAAAGGTATTTCCCTATTAGTTTTAAAACCAACAGTACTAACTCTATCAAACGGCAAATTATTAACAAGACGAACAGGTCTAGGAACTTGTTGTTTAGTTCTTTTAATTTTAGTTATATCAATGTTTTCATAACCTTCAGGAAAAGTTATATCGCCATCATTGACATCTATAAGAGTAACTTTAAATCTCTGAGTAAGCTCTTTATCTACATAACCATGATTCTCAAAACTTCTTCTAATACACTCGTTTCTAGTTTGCACTACAAGAAGTTTAAGATTCTCACGAAGAGCTTTATTATTGGGCTGTTTTAAACTATGTGCTAGTTCACTTACAACCATTGCTAGACTTGCCATATCTCATTTAATTTAAAAAGTTGCTATAGACTAATTACTAAACTTTGAGAGAGGGAGGGAGAAATATAGAAAATAGCAATTACATCTATAGCAACTTGAAAATAATTAATAAAACTACTAACTTTACTAACTTTAATCACAAGCAAATATACAAAAAGGTTTTCACATAACCAAACAAAATGGGTGAAATTTAGTGCCCTGCATAGCCTACAATGCACGAAAATTTTTCATCCTATGGACTTAACCTTTTAAAAATAAACGGCTTACAGAGTGATTTTAAAAGACATAATTATTCTTAATTACATTTATCGAAAACAACACAACTAACAGCATCAAACATTTGTTTAACAATATATCCTATAGTATATGCAGCATCTTCTCCTTTGTCAGGAATACGATAATAACTAAATATACCTTGTTTGATATGCTCTGCTTCATGTACTATAGAAGACAAATATTCAGCTTTAGATGTGTGCCTATTAAATATAACAACACTACATCTGTGTTTTAGAGAATTTATAGTAACACCATAAGCATCATGAGAGAGATGATATTTGATATTATCAATTTCCTCTACAGGGGTGCTAACATCTAATAATTCTCTACGTACAATATTAAAATAGTCATAGTCTATATTATAATAAACTATGACTGTCCAATAATGTTTTATATTAAAAACTTGCTTAATCATATCATATCGTCCCATTCAATAGGATTATCCATAAATACAGTATCAGCATAAAAACGATTAAACACAAAACCTTCTTCAGCGTCTACATCATCTAATACGTCTTTTACATATTTTATAAGTTGGTCTTCACCTCTAATAGAAGAACCAAGAAAATCAGCTTTACACATATTAGCAACATAAACTGCATCATAAAGTTTATTACGTTTAATCTCAACTCTATATGTAGCCATAAGATTATCAACATCTTGTTTAGTATATGGAACAATCTTTTCTATTCGTCCATTAGGAGTTTTATGTTCCATTCTACTTACAGCTTCATCACAAAGTTTTTTATTAAAGTGACAACCATAATTATTGATATAGATTTTCATTCCCTCAGGAATTTCATCATAACTACCAGTTCTTCTATTCATAGCATTTTAATTTAAAGGTAGATTGATTACACCCCCTGTAGAAGGAATGTATCAATCTACCACAATTAATTACCTACCCATTCTATATCTTGAACGATATGAACCTCCACGATATGAAGTATCACCTCTATACATAGGCTCTTCGTAATCATAATCAGATTCATCACCTTCCATTTCTTCCATCTTTTCTTCAAGACATTCGACTACTTCTTCAATGTCTTTCTTCATTCTTTTAACTTTACGAAGAAGATGCTTTGCTTCTTCAGCTGATTTATATCTAACAATAACCATAATATTATTTTTCTTTAGTTTCAGGTTTAAGAGCGTCTATTAATTGTTTTAATTGTCCACTTAGAGTATTCACTTGATTTTGTAGTTGACTAATAGTATCATCTCTTTTAGCTTCCGCTGCAAGTTTAGGATTAACTGTCACAAGAATGTTTTTGCAATCTTCTGCTCTAAGTTTATGTCTATCATAACTTGCTATTATGGATTCACTCTCTTGTAATGCATTAGTTAAATAATTAACAAGTGCATCTTTACTATCCATTAATACAAAACCATTATTACTAAAGTCTGCTACTGTAAGACTACTAGGTATTTGAGTGAACTCTTTATCTTCTCCTTCTACTTTAACAGATATATCTACTGCATTATTTGTTGGATACATTGCCATAGGATTATATCTAGCTTGTCTTGCTATAGAAGGAGTAACTTTAATTACTTGACCAACAAGTAATTTATATCTATCTCTCACATCAAGAATGTAGAGATCTTGACCAGCACTTAAATTTAGAAACATAGTTATACAATTTAATTAATTATAATATCTGCATCTGATTGGCATTTTTATCATACCATATAAGATATACACCAGGACCAACTAAATCAGTACCTACAGCCTCAGTACCACCTTTAACAGTTAGAGGTTGAGTAAAGCTATTACTACTAAATATAATTGGAAGTGCGTCTCCTCCTGTAGGTATAGCAACATTTAATCTAAATGCAACAACACCATTAGCACTCAACGCTCTAAATACTCTGTTGGGAAGAGTTATAACAACGTTAGTATCAGTTACTGTAACTGCAGAACTTTCAATCATAGGAATACCATTCCTATTAGCAAAGTTAAACGGATAATTAGTAGTAGCACCAAACATAATGATAAGATGTTTTAATTAGTTCCAAAAATTAGTTTGTCCCCAAGCACCATAGTTATAACCAACATACGGAGTTGCATTAGCAGCTACAAGATTAGGCCATTGAACAGGTACAGTATTAGGTTGTTTAGCTGCAATAGCATCAATCTTATCATCTAAAGCATGAAAAGCTGCGTTGAATTGCAGAGTCTGCTTATCATTACTAATTTGATTCCTCAGCTGAGTAATAATATCTCCCTGAGTATCAATCTTATTCTGAAGCTCACGTTCTTTCAAATCACAGAACTCTTTTGTAATCATTGTATTCTGATTAGCAATAGCATTTAAGATGCTAGTTGTATCACGTTCTGCTTGATTTTGAAGTGTATTAGTTTGCTGACAAATAGCAAGATTCTGGTCACCCTTAGCTTCTGCAAGCTGTAAACGAACATTAGCATCATGCTGAGCAAGTTGGAATTGAGCAGCATTAGCATTACGAGCAGCTTCAGCTTGTAATGTTGCAGTCTGATTAGCAGTTGCAAGACGATTCTCACAGCAGCACTCACAAAGCTGACGACCAAGAGTAGCATTACCATTCTGAACTTCATTAATAACCTGAAGAGCAGTAAGACCAAAGCGTTCCCCGATAGAAGAAAGCTTAGCATTTGCATCAGCAATACCAGCCTTAACAAAGTCAACATTAGTATTTGTAATCTGAGCAAGCTGTGCAATAGCATCAGCACGACCATTAAGAGCCTGGAGAATCAAATCACGACCTTGGATGTTAGTAAGTTGATTAGAAATAAAGCCAGTACCTGCAACATCAGCAGCTGCAGCAACTCCATTTCCACCCCAACCTCCAAATCCTCCCCAACCATTTCCAAACATACTAAGGAAAGGAAGAATAAAAGGATACATAAACATCATCCACATCGGATTGTTCATACCACCGCCCCAACCATTATTAGCATTAAGGGCAGCAATAGTAGCATAATCAGCAATGTTACCACGTCCAGATTGTGAATCTGGAAAAACATAAACACCTTCTTGTGCCATAGTTTCATTGATTTGAATTTAATTAATAATAAGTTTAACTTCATCTCTAAATACGTATTTAAGATATTGCAAAGTTAAACACAAAAAAGCTATATTCAAATCAATGCTAAAATAAAACAAAAATAGCTAACTGATAAACAGTTAGCTATCAAAAGGATTACTAATTTCGTCTTTATACCACACTAATTCATTAAAACCTTTTCGTTTCTTGCCTTTATGTATAAAACCATTTCTAATCCAATTATCAAATGTAGCTCTAGAAACATTTAAATAATCACAAGCTTGTTCTTTACTTAAAGGTTCATGAGCAAGAATAGTAAATAATTGAGAAGATTCTTCTTTAGTTAGTTCACATTTATCTTCTTCAATTTTAGTTGCTACTTCTCTTAATAGTTTTATTATTAACTTCTTTAGCATTGTGTTTTAGTTTTAAATAAACAGTTAAAAATAAAGCGACACCAAATAAAATACTATTAATAGTTAGATATAGTTTATTAGTTGGCATAATATAAAATTTGTAATCTACCCAAGCAAATATTTCACTTATAGTAATATAATGTAGAAACATTCTATGATAGTTACAAAAACCAAAAGCATAAGAAGATACATAAAAGAATATAATAGGGAGTACTGACATACCCCCTATTAAACTAAAGAGTTCAATATTAATACCTATAGTAGTTAGAACTACATTTATAAAATAAAGAACAGCAATAAGAACTGGTATTCTTTTTAATAAATATAATTCTAACTTGTATAAGTATTTATTTAGTTTTACCTCCTTCACCATAACGTCTTCTATTTCCATTATATCCAGCTGGAGGGGACATACGATAATCACTCTTTTTAGAAGTTGATTTAGTTGTTGATTTAGTTTTAGCCATAATTATTCATTTAAATAAATTGTTATCTATTTTATTACTTATTAAATTAGCAAGTATGTTTCTTAGAAAATCATTGTTATTTTCTTCATTAGCTTTAGAATCAATAAAATTGATATAAGCTATTATTTCTTTTAACATTCGATTATTATCTCTAAGAAGAAAAAGAATTTCATCTTCTTTACTTGCAAAATTATTCATAATTTATTCTGCTGGAAAAAAAGGATTATCAGGTAGAAACTTTCTATAAAAGTCTTCTATAGTAAGACCTGCAAGCTCAAATGCTTCTTGTTGACGACCTCTAAAAGACCCATAATATGATAAACACATCTGGATTAATAGAGTTGCACCCATAACACCTGTCCAAAATAAATTAAATGTTGGAGTAGTTTGATTACCTATATCCATAAAACAAGTACTTATAAGATTAACAGCTTTTGTATTTACTGGACCTAAGTCAGTGCCTCCTGGCATGGAAGTAGTGTCTACTACAAGTTTAATTAATTTACAATCATATACTGCTTTAATCATTTTAGCCATAGTTTCCGTAGATGCACTAAAATTCTTATTTGTTAAAGAATCTTTGGATTGTACAGCACCATCTCCAGGTATTACATCAAATTCTATTGTGACTATATCACTATCTCCACCACCACTACCTTCTAACACTCTGTCCAAAGTTTTACCTTTATGAACAACTTCACTTGAAAAAATTTTATTATGTTTCATAAGATTAAAAATTAGATTTATTTATTAAAGTAAAAACGTACTTTGATATATAATTTCTATTGGTCCAGATGAAGGATTGTTGAATAAAAATCTTATTTCCACATTATCATAGGAACCATCCATTTCAACTAAAGTAAATTGTAATCCATAAATATGATAAACTGTTTCGTCAGTTATAATTTTAGCCACAATATAATTAGTTTTACCATTCGTTATATAGTCTACTACTCCATCTTTTACATCGTCCCAATTAGAAAGATCGAACGTAGCATATCCATTTTCAGTGGAATAAGAACGGTTTGTAATATTTAATTCTATTGTTTCTACAGGTTCATCAGAACCTCTACCTTTTCCAATTACTTTATCTAATGTTTTACCATCTTTTGTAAGAATTTGGTCAGCACGACCTAAAATAGGATTTGTTTTCATAATTGTTTTTTTTAAGTTATTAATCGTTATAGTAATACGTCAAACTGTTTGTTGTAGTATCATATTGCAACCACCAATCTCCACTAGTAATAACATTATTAGAAGCTAATTGTGTAAAATCCCAACTATTAACATTCTAAAAGCTAAGTCCATCTTGCTTATAAAAACTAAAATATTTATTAGGATTTACATAACCAACATCAACACATTCTTGTTTCATAGCTTCACTAGACCTTAAACTTTGTGTACTAGGTACAAAGCTTTTAAGATTCTTTATTAGCTTTAGAACATTTTTTGATAGCTTTGTTATGTAATTGATTTATATCATCTTTAACATAATTCAAACCAAATTTTTCACATATAGGTCTAAATATCCAAGACCATGTTACTGGAGCAAGAATAGCACTATTAAGTATCAATCGATTATCTACACCAAAGATAGAATAAACAATACTAACAACAATTATACTAATTATAAGAATTATTCTTTTTCTCCAAGTAGAAATCTTAAATTTAAATTTGCTTTCAGAAAGCCATTTAATAATAAGATATGTCAGAACATTTACAACGATACAAAAAGCAAAATCAAAACTAGATAATGTAGTTTCAATGGCACTAGTTATATATTCCATATTAACTTATTTGTTGTTGATACCAAGCAAGCATATCATCAAGTTTCTTTTTATAATCTCCGGTTATTCCTCCTATGTTAGTATTACCAGCAGATGCTACAGCAGCTCTTAATATCAATCTACCATAATCATCAAAACCAAAAGAATCTGAATTGCAACTCAAAGAAATAGTCCATTTTCCATTAGGGTCACCAGTTGAAGGATTAAGTTCAGGTTGTAAGTAAACTCCTTGACCTTTACGAACATATTGAAATCCCCAATAAGTTTCGTCATAATAAGCTAAAGGATTATACAAAGAATCTACTTTTTCTTTATCACTAGCACTCATTAGACCAGCATAACTTTGTGTAGCTATTGGTATACTGATACCATTAATATCTATCTTTTCACCATTATTATAATATACCAAAGTGAGTTCTAATCTATCTTCATAGCTTTGGTCTATTTCTATATCTAAACTATCAAAAGATTCTTTAGTGCAAATTTTATTTATATTAGGTATAGCTGTAGCTAATATAACACCCCAGTTTAAAGATTCTAGTCGAATTAAAACATTACCTTCGTTTTGTCTATTGCCAATAATATATGTACCAGCTTCAGGAATTTCAACAGTTTCGTCGTTATAATGTCTAACATATAAATCAGTAATAGCATACGGGTCATGTTCTTCTGAACCTCCACCAGAACTATTAGCATTAATAGCTATAGGTTGCCAATAATTAGCATTGCTCAAAGATACTGCTTTAGGAACAGACTTTTTAGAAATATAACTTCGTATATTATCACTATCTCCAGTATATACTATACAAAGTCTGTCATAAGCTTTATTAATATCATGCTTGCCATTACAAGTAATAGATACTTTTCCTAAATATTCTTTAACTAAGTTCATAATACAACGTTTCTTCTTTAACTTCTGTCTCACCATTATAAATAACAGTAACAACAAAAGTATGTTCACCAACTTCAATATCAGTAACATCTTCAAATTTTACTACAGGTTCTCCATCAAATGTATAACTTATAGCTGCATCATTATAGTTTATTTCTTCTCCATTATAAGATACAAACAAATTACAACAAGCTACAACTTTGTCATCTGTATGTTTATGATAATAAGGAGTAAACTCTACATACAAGCCATGTGGAGAACCAGTTGTTTCTAAATCAGATTCGCTAAGTTCAAAATGTTGATTAAATCCATCTCCAAACTTATGAGCATAAAGTTCTCCATCTTCAACATCGATCTCAAACTTTACTGTTTCTCCACAAGTAATGTAAGATTTAATCATTCCATTTTCATCTATAGGGAAGGTAAATTCTATTTCACCTTGAGTACCATTATAAATTTGACAAACTTTAGCTTCAACATATTTAATCAAAGTTTCAGCAAGTTTTGTCTTTCCTAGCTTTCTAGCAGCAACTGCTGCATTAAACATATTAAAACAATCAATAACGTTGCTATTTCTATCTTTGCAGGATGCTTTACAATCTTTAAGCATATCTTCACCATAGTCAGCAAGCATTACCATTATTTTATGATATACACAAACATATTCTTTTGGAATAGTTATATATACATATTCAGGATTTATTTCAGTTCGAGCACTCATAAACTTATTACTTTGTTAAAAAGATTATCTAACTTGTCTTGTTGCTCTTCTGATAGTATATTTACATTTTGATAAGCATGAATTAGAATGCCAGACCATTTAAGAATTGTGTCTTTATTCTTATTTGGAACATAGCCCTCATTTGTCAATGCTACAATACAATCAGAAATACTTACCACCCTTTTTTCTAAGGTGGCAAGTATTTCCTCTTTTAAACTATCTTTATACAACATAAACGTTATGTGTTAAAAATTTTGTTATTTACGTACGTGGAATACTCGCTAATACATATACCGAGTCTACTGTTAATTTGAGTTATTCTAGTAATAGAATCTTGTTCATCATAAACAATAGCTATTATGTTATCTGCAACTTCTCTAATCCAATCGTCTTTAAGTTTAGTTGCTACATTTGTTTCTTTTACCTCATAAGCAGAAAGAGTTGAATAAAGTTTGTAGTATTCGGTACTAACAAGTTTATTTATATTTCCTGTGATTAAAGATTTATTTTTGTCAATATTATTATGAGCTATCACATTTGTACATTCTTGTACTATTTTATAAGCAAAAGCTTTAAATGCTAACTCTATCGCATTTTCACATTGACGTATTTCTTTTCTTTCAGCACCTTGTAAAGTTTTATCTAAAACACTGTTTAGTTTTACTACGTTAGTAGTGTTTTCTTTTATGGCATTAGCCATTTCAATAAGAGGTCTATTTCTATTCTTAGCTTTAAAGTAATCTATAACTTTTATAATAGACGTATAAATTATAAAAACTACACTAGAAATAATAACAGCTGTATAAGACGAATTTTTTACACTTTCATTAACAATATCATTTATTGTCTGAAAATCGTTCATAAGATTAAAAGATTGTCTACCATCCCTATAGAGGAATGGTAGACTATGATAACTTACTCACCAACACCCAAGATTGTTTCAATAGTTTCTCTAGCAGCTGAATCTTCAGGAACACAAATGTGAACAAGTTGACTAACACGTTCATCTCTAGTTTTAGAAGCTTTACGACCTACTGCAAAACGAAGAGTATAAACATAATAGTCTGTATCTTCTACAGTTTCTGGATAGCCAGGATAAATAGTAGGACCATCTTCATAAACATCGTTGAATCCTTTACCTGCTGCACAACGAGAAGCTAAATCTTGAACATATGCTTTATCTCCAAAAGCTTTACAAGCAGGAGTTTCACTATCAAGCTCAACACCAGTAAGACCATCAGAAGGAATAACTCGGAATGCGTCACTTTCATTATTACCTGCAAAACTAATAGTAGCACCTGAAATCTGCAAACTCATATCAAGTTGTTCAAATTGATTCTTACTAGTAAGTTGCTCATATAAATCTTGAGCAAGCTCTTCAGCAGTCATTTCACTATTAATAGGAATAAACGTAGTAACTGTATAATTAGTACGCTCATTGAAATGCTTTCCTAATTTTGCAATTACGATTGTATAATTCTCATTTGCTGTAGGTGTAGGAATAGTAAGAGAAGCGGCATAATTAACACCTGCCTTAGGTTCTGCTTTAGTTACCTGCAAAGTATGATAATCTACCTCAGGAATAATAAGCGGAGTAGCGTTATCTCCACGACCTAAAACGATAGCAAAATCTTCCTTAATCTCGGCACTTGCCCAAGCAGAAGGGTCACTCAGCTTATAAAATCCGATACCACCCTTCTTCATACCAGTAAGATTCTTAGGTGAAGCAGCCGCACCATTAAGAGCAACTGTGCTATCTACAATAAGTACTTGTTTCATATTATTAAATTAATTAAAAGTTATTAATCTCTATCAGCTCGGGGATTTTGTCCATATCCCTCGTTTCTGTAATTATTTCTCGTATTCTCTCGTTGTTGTTGTTGTTCTTGTTGCTGACTAGCATATAAAGAACCATTAACTGCAACACGATACAAATCAACAGCATGTTTAACAATATCAACGTGCATGCTTTCAGGAAGATCACAATCCACATTTAATTCTTCACTAGCAATATCTTCTACATATTTAACAACTGCAGGTTTCTTAACATAAGAAATACGAATGTTATAAGGAAGAAGATTATAGTCAAGCATATAAGAATCATCATGTCCTTGCGCCGCATAATTTTTAAACTTGTCAATATACAAATCTAAAACAGAACCATCATAATCTTGTCTATCACTTGTTTTACTGTTATATACAACAGCTATAGGACTTCTAAGTCTAGGCTTTAACACAAAATCATTTAGTGTATCTGCAAGAAATGCATCATCTATAAGTCTAATAGGAAAATAATTTGTTACTTCTCCATCTTCATCATACTCTACTGTGGCATTTCCATTTACTCCTCTAGTTGCAGGTTTGTAATTTATAGACATATCAACTAAAAATAAATAATCTGGAATAGATACTTTAGTATAAGAAGAACCAGGTGAAGTCCAAGCAGTACTAAGTTTACCTATTTTTGTTTCAGATTTATTAAGTTGAAACATTGCCCAAGTTATAGAACCTACTTCAGTAGGAAGTGTAGGAAGAACAGCTACAGTATAAAGAGTTCTGAAAGCATTGATTTGACCAATTTTAGAATTATCAGTAATAACTCTATCGTTGGTCAAACCAATATTTTGTTGAATTAGCTGATTGATAGTATCACTGATGCTCGTATTTATCAATAGGTCAATCTGTTCGGGAAGAATAGCTCGAACATTTTGCATACCCATTTGTTGAGCATACTGACGAAAAGATACGTGCATTTCAGCTATGTTCATAATTACGAGTATTAAAAGATTTTAAGTTTATTTTCGTAAGCAGTACGAACATCTTTATTATTAGGATTCTCAAACCATGCAATAGCATCGTTCATATTAGCACCAATAAATGTTCCATCTGCCGTACTAATTTGCTGATTAAACTCAGAACGTACAAGTTCACCACGAGCAATTAATGTTTCAATGAAAGCTCTAACATTAATATGTTTATCAGTAAGAAGCTTATTAAATTTATCAGGATTAGTATTGATATATTCCATCATAATAGCTTCTTTCTGAGTTCTGTCTTTAAGAATAGCTTGACCAATGTTATCACCACGTAAAGAAGAAATCTGAACAAACACAGCATTGAATTTAGCGTCAGTTCCACCAAGTTCAATAAAGTTCTGCATTGCCTTCATCTTTTCCTTTGTAAGCTTTCTCTGCTTCTCTTCTTCTTTAGCTACATCTTTAATATAGAAACGAAGACTAGAATCAGAATTAATCAAAGCTGTATCTTTAGCAACATCATTATATAATAGACAATGTCTATACATAAGATATTCTTCAAGATTCTCAGGACGTCCATACTTATGTTTAGAACTCTCCAAAGTATTAAGAGCATCTATCTTACGTTTCAAAGCTTCTTTAATTGCTGCAATATTTGCTCTATCAACTTTTTCATACTCATCATTAATTCTATCTTCTTCAGCTTTTACTTTTAGATAATCAGCCTTTTTACGATAGATAAATGTGGTATTCAGATTGTAATCATTCTCACTAATAGTAAACTGAATGTTACTGAGCCAAGACTTAACTCTACTAATAAACTCTGGATTACTAGGTGATAGACCTATAAGAGCAGGAAAGTAAGCATTTACCTCTTCAGAATTAGAAGAAAGAATTTGACAAGAACGATAAGAAGAACCAATAGTTTCTTTACGATGTCCAAGAACTTTCATATTAACTTTACGATAATTTGAATAGTTATGAACAAGACTAATAGTAACTTGTCGTTTATCAATGTATTCTTGGTTGAGAGAATCATCCATTTCTTCTACAGGGGTGCTAGTCTTTGTAGTAGGCTCTTGAACTTTATTCTCGTCACTAGTTTCATTAGAAATTTTAAGTGCCATGTTCGATTTGTTTTAAGTTTATTAATTAGAGTACGCACTTGAGGTGCATCATCTTTGTAGCATTATTCACTTGAAGACCATAAGTATTCTTAATCTCATACCTAGACATATCAATCTCAGTAGCAATACTATTAGTCGGAACACCACCCCAAGATGGAGGAATAGGAGTAAGACCTTTAAGCACACCACTAAGATAAACTTGTCCCTTCAGACCAACCTTACGAATATTA